AGCGATATCCGCGTGGATAGCCGACGCCCCGTGATACTGCGAGGTATTGGAGCCGGTCATGGACCCGCTATTGCCGAGATCGCTCGCTGCAAATCCGTCACTGATTCCACCGAGGGAACTCGCGACAGCCGGGAGGACGAGCGCCGGGATAGTCCCTGTGGTGAGGATCACGGTGCGCTCCCAGAAACGCGCGCCTGCGGGGATCTTCACGCCGCATGTGACCTCGATTTGCCCGCCGGCTGGGACAACGACATCGGCGCCGGCATTCACGGGAGTAAATGTTCCCGCAGGGTACTCAATAAACGATTTGCAGGTGTATCCAGCGCTCGCCGTGGTGGCTGCGCCGGACATGTACCAACCGAGATATGTCAGCCGCAGATTGGAAATCTCGCCGGATGGATGAGCATAGTGCTCCCGCCGGGAGGTATAGGGGGCGGTCCGAGCTGCTCCGGCTGTGGGGATCTGCGTCCGGTTGGCAGCGATGATGCCGGGCGTCACTGCCGCTCCACCACCCTGACCAAGGGCGATCTGTCCCAGGCCAAACGCCGGTCCCGGGCCGCCGAATGCAATCACCGGCATGAGCCCTACTCCGTCACGGTCTCGATGGTCTTGGCGCTGTCGCCGCGGGGATAGGCGTAGACGTTCGTCGTCGTGTCCGAGAACGTGAACGACGCCGGCCGGTCGGCCGTGATCGTCAGGAAATCGAAACCCGCGCTGGCATTATCCTCCGTCGTCGGCGCCAAAGTCGGCAGCGCCGAGCCGGTCTTGAGGTAGATCGCGCCGGAGCTGCGAAGCGAAGCCAGCACCTTTGCCTTGGCAGTCGAGACGGCAGTCCACTGCCCGGCCGCGCAAAGCACGGCCTTGGTCGTTGCGGTCATGATGAAAATCCTTCAACGGGAGGGTGATGTCAGGTCGGCTTGCCGGTCTTGCGCGCCCACTGCCACCAGGCGACAGGGACCGAGGCGATCAGCGCCGAGATGCCTGCTTCGATCGAAGACGCGACGGCGGGGTCTGTGGTGATCAAAGCCTTGACCTCATCACCGATATAGCCGGAGCCATAGAGCCAGCCCGCAACCATGTAGAGGGCGATGCGAATCCATACGGTCATTGTTTCCTCATCAGGCTTCGTTACGCGTTTCGACAAGCGTCGAACCGTCGGCAATCACGGCTCCGCTATTGACTGCGAGCGCTGTCAGCGGCCAGCGGCTGCCCCCCTTGCGCAGCCGGTTCTTGACGATCCGGCTGACGGTAATGCTGTCGCTCTGGTTGCCGCCGATCACGTGGTAGTGGGTCGCGTCCTCGGAAACGTAGAACCCCACATGCCCCTGCCAGCCATCGGGCGAGCCGCGCCAGAAGACCAGCACGGCACCGCGCTGCGGCGCGCACTCACGGCCGAACTTCAGCCAGTTAATCGCCGCATAGGGATTGTTCGGCAGCACCTCTTCCGGCATGGAGAGAGCAATGCAGGTCTGCACGAAATCGCCGCACCACGGAACCTTCGCCGGATCGCCGACCGTGCCACCGTCGCTTTTCAGAAATTCGCGCAACGCCGCATTGTCGCGGCGCTCGTGCAGCCCCTTCGTGCGAAAGGCCTGTTCAAGCCACGGGCAGGCATCCGGGCTCTCGGAAGCAGAGACAGTCGCGCCGCCAAACAGCGCCCTGAGTGTCGCCGGGCCGGCAATACCATCGACAGTCAGATGGCTCGCCGACTGAAATCTCTTGACGGCGGCAATGGTCTGCCGCCCGCGAATGCCGTCTGCCGGACCCGGATCATAGCCGAGTTCCGCCAGACGACGCTGGATATCCAGTGTCGTTTTCATGGTGATTTCCTTTTGATTGTAAAACGAGAAAGACGCGCTCGGCGCTGGCCTAACGCTGAAGGAGTGTACTTGCTGCGCAATACGACCGATGGTATGGGTCACTCATGGAGGCAGCTAACAAATCGTTGATACCGTTCATCCACATCCTGCGTGGCGTCGCACCGCTGTTGGTTGTATGGGCGCATCTCGGAGGTGCTTGGTACGCGGGAACCCACAAGGCGATTCTGCCAGTGTTCTCGACCTTTCGGGAGTGGTTCAGCACACCGTTACGACTGACGGGGGATGGTGCTCATCTAGCAGTGATGGTGTTTTTCATCATCAGTGGGTTTATTATCAGCCACGTCGGCCAGACCGGTAGCAGGATAGACTTTATTCTTCGTCGATCCGTACGCATCCTGCCCACACTGTTCCTGACTATATTCATCACTTGGCTGATAGCGGTGTGCTCTGAAACATTGGGCATCACCCCGTTCTACGGAAACAAGGCGCAGTCGGCCGGCGACTATATTGCAACAGCGCTAACCTATATCTTTGCCATCGATTACCGTCGCTCCGCTTTGGGACCGGTTTGGTCTCTCTATGTGGAGTTCATATTCTACGGCATCTTCGCCATCTGGATGATGGTAGCCAGGCCCCGCCCGGTGCTGGCAACCATAGGGATGCTGGCATCCGTGGCGATGATCTTGGCCCCGGTAATCTTCAGCCAATACGCTGCCGACCAGGCAACATTCACTGGATACCTGCCGTTTTTCATCATCGGTCGCGCAATGTACTTGTATCAACGATCGACGCTATCGCTTGGCGGGTTAGTGGGATTTACCACCGCGAGCATTGCCATGCTGTTCTCGGTTTTCGAGCAGACCAGACCTGGATACCTGACCGGCGACGGTCCCTTCGAACCGATCGTGACGTACGTCGCTGCACCTGTCGTTTTTTTCGCGGCAATGAAGGCCGGCTTTCAGAGTGTGCCGGCCCCGCTGATGTTTCTCGGAAACATCTCATACGCTCTGTATCTGCTGCACGCACCTGTCGGGAATTTCGCGATGAATGCCCTTTACGATGCAGGGGCGCCCCTCGCCATCGTGTTGATGGCAGGCATAACCGCAAGTTTCGTGGCCGCCGCCCTTGTCACCATATATATCGAGCGTCCCATCCAGCGCGCTGTCCGCGCCGGAATTAGTCAGTCCGTCACTGCGCCTGCCTAGCAGACGGCCATTCGGCAGCGTCCACCTCTTGTTGGTTTGCAATATTGCCTTCTTCAATTGCCCTGACGATCACCGCCTCGGCAGAGAAGCACGAACTGATGAAATTCATCACTGCCGTCGCCATCGCAAGCATTTCATCCTGCCCCAGCGATAGGAACGATCCGTCTGCGCATTTCCAGGCCGTTGAGAATTCGGAGCCGATGACAGTGGCCGCAAGCGCGCCATTCCCGATCGCAGCCTGACTGTCGCGGTCCGTGGCGATGAGGTTGCCACCATAGACAAATCCCCCCGTTTCCAATGCATAGCGTTTCGCTGCGGCATAGTCAGCCAGGCGAACAAAAACCCCATACGGTCGAAGGACCTCTGCCAGCTCAGCCTCGCTCTCGGCGCCGGACGCATCGCGAGGATAGGGCGTCGGCATCGCACCGGTACGGAGCCATAGAACATAATCCGTATCGTTGGCCGCGACAAACGCGCGTGATGCGGAGGAGTAGAGAGCCCCATCCTCCCGGATCCAGTACCAGTTTGCTGGATCAAACATATTGGCCTCCTGTCGCTGTCGTTCCAGCTGTCGGACCGGGGTAATAGCCCACCCCAGCACCATCGGTATTAATAATGCCATTTGCCGTGGCGTTGTATTTTTTGCCGGTGTTGACGTTCGCCGCACCCGTTATTGAGGCGTACGTGACATGAATATTGCCCAAGGAAACCGCATTCACGAACTGCGTAAAACCAACCGTCGCAAGAACGTTCAGCGCAGGCACCGCCCCCTGAAGGAAACGAATAGCCCCACCATCGGCGACATACATGTGAGCGATCGTTGCTCCGCCGGCGATCCGTTGTGTTCCGGTAACGAGGATAGACCCACCGGCCCCAGCCGCCATGTGAGCGCCACCATTGGATGTTCCTCCACCGTCGTTGACAGGCCATTCCATGGTGCCAACAACAACTGAGCCACCGGTTATTTGCAGATTATGAGCCGCGGCGACGGTTGTTGTCGGTTTGAGACCTTCGACCTTCCATCCGCTGGTGCCATTTGCCGTAATCGCCCCGGTTACAACGCTTGCGGGTGTCGCGACGTTTCCGGTCAGTGTCACTGACGACGCACCAGCTACGTTCTTCAGTGAAACGGCACCATATGTACCGTTTGCCACGGAAATCGTTGCAGCGTAACCAGCCCAATTAATGGATGCGACAACGTCGACAGCCTTCTGAATAGTCGCAAAGGCCGTCCCGCTTGTGAGGCCGCTGTTGCTGTCACTACCCGTGTTAGAATTGACATAATATGTCCGGTCGGCAGAGACGCTCGGCTGCACTACGGCCGCCCACCATTTTGCTGCGCCATACGTAAAACGTACGGGACCGACCAGTTCGCCGCCGACCAGCGGAGCGCCGAAGAGGTTGACGATCGGCAATGCTCCGAGACCATTGACATTCAGTGTCGCGGCCCCCGTGTTAGCGACCCCGATCGTCAACACCACGGTCAATCCGTCAACCAGCGCAGGAGGCGCCGATAGCAGCGTCGCCGCCAACGCATTGGCCGTGCCGCCGAGGACGCCGTAGTTGAGACCGCCAGACTGGATGGCCGCAGCAAGCTGCAGCACATCGTCAGGGGTAAATCCCGCCTTCTTGATGACGTTGACGATTTCCCTCTGCGTCCAGTTTGGGAAACCAGCGGGGAGTTTCGAGCCGCTGGTCGCAGCTGAGGAGTTGCGGTCGACATATTCCTCATCCGGGTCCGACGACCCGTATGGTGCCTGATACTTCATGATAGCCTCGTGCTTTGGTGTGAGGTCAGTCGTTGGCGAGAATGGGCAGGGTCCAGGCCGGCGCGAGCCGGCGCAGGATACACATCAGGCGTTCGGCATCGCCAAGGTCGAACAGCGGGTCATGGCCGCATTCGGAAAAGCCGCATTCGAAATAATCGACCGCGAGATCGGCAACATGCACCAGCCAGTAGGTCTCCTCGCCAGGAGCGCCCGTTTCGTGCTCGCCGCCGCATTCGGAAAACCCGCATTCGAAAATCACTGGTTCCGTGATGGTGATCGAAAAGCCGTATCCGGCCGCCAGCGCGATGAACTCGCCAGGCGTCGCCACGGCCAGCGCGCGAACCTTGGCTTCCAGAGCCCTCAATCGTTCGGCGCGACTGGTCTCTCCGGTCACGCAATTGTCCGGCAGGCCGTAGTCCGTCTCCCAGTCGGTCAGCAGCTCGTCGACGCCGGCGACGGTCGATTCCCGCGCCAGCCTCCACGCCCTTGCATAGAGCCAGATAAACGGGTCGATCAGCACGCGGGTAAATCGCGCCAGTACCGAGGCGAGCGACATCGCCTGACCATCCGGCGTCCCCCATGCTGCCCCCTGCGGCCAGAACGAAAGTGCCGCCCCGATCAGGTCGTCATTCTCCGGTGCGGTGAGTGCGTCCGACGGTGCGACGATGAGAATGCCATCGCCCTCGTCCGAGCCGATGCTCGTCCGCGTATGCTCATAGGTGTTGCGCATGGATCAGGCCGTATAGCTGTAGGTGCCGGGCGTCGGGAACTGCCCGCCCGTCAGCACGATATTGGCGGCAGGCGCCACCAGAACGTGGCTTTCCTCGCCTGCTACCCCGGAAATCGCCTCGCCGATCCAGCTCCGCGACAGGGTGAATGTGTTGCCTGCGATGCCGGGGCGGCATTTCGTCAGGTAGATATCGGCAATGGCCGTCTCGATCGCGGCGCGGATCTCCTCATTGTCGGGAGAAAGCCCGCTGATCGTCACATCGACCGGATGCGCCGTCGGCGCAACGACTTCACTGGCATCGGACCGGATCAACCGTTTTGCATCGATCGCCGCCTGCACCACCGTCACATCGGAGGCCTCGGGGATATAGCCCGGCCGGTTTTCGAACAGGAAGTAGACGAACACGTCGCCCGGGTTCTGCCCACGAAACGCCCATGCCTGCTTGACCCCGGAGACGGCCCGCACCTCGCGTTCGTAGTCGCTGAGCTTCCCTGCGCCCGGAGGGTTTCGCTTGCGCTGCAAGCCACGTGCCTTGAGAGAATCGTTGGTCTCGATATCGGCGCCGCCGCCCAGCCCGTCCGCATCCACCTCGAATGTCGTCGACAGATCCGGATAGAGGCCGGGATCGGCCAGAGACAACAGCCCACCGCCATCGCGATTGGTGTTGGAGCCCTTGGTCTCTGCAATGACGGCCAGCGTCAGGCTGCCATCCGCGCCGGATGTCGCAGCCGCGGTCGAAACGTATGTGACATTGCCGGAAACGAAGCGGATGCCCTCCGGATAGGCGGTGCTCGCTGCAGCCGTTCCGACAGCCTGTCCCGCCGCAGCGGACGCCTTTTTCCTGTAGATCCCGACATCCGAGCAGTGCAGCTCGAGGAATTTCCCCGTCGCACTCGTCAGAAACATCTGCCGCGCCAGATAGCCCATGCGCAGCTCGAATTCATGCGATATGCCGGCCAGGACCTTCGCGACCACCGTCACGAAATTGTTTTTCAGCGCCGTGTCGCTCCCGGGCAGCCAGCGACGGAACGATCCGCGGATCGCCGCCGAGGCGTCATCGAGCGAGCGGATGGACCACGCCATTGACCTGCCTCCAGAGAAGTTCGAATTTTCCGTTGTAGACGCGCTCGCCGTCGCGCCCGTAGAGCATCACTTCATATTCGATCCGGTTTGCCGGCCGGTCGGCAGTGACCGCAATATCCATCGAAGCGACCGCCCCCTGCTCGATCAGGGGTTCCAGCGCCTCACGCACATAGTCCTCGATGTCGGTCTCGATGCCGTCGTAGATCGCCCTGCGTCGCAGCAGCCAGAGGCGCGAGCCGAGCGCGGTCTCGCCATCCATCAGGTCGAAACTATCGCCAATCCAGCCCCGGTTTTCCTCGCCGTCGCGCAGCTCGCTGTCCTCGACCCGGCGATCCGTCTGCAGCAGGATTAGCACCTGCGTCGCCAGCCCATGCTCTGCCCGGAGATCGCCGGGGGCGGAGGCATGGTCGAGCCCGTTCAGGATCAGGTCGCCGACAGTGCCGTCCCAGCCGAGATCGGGCCCACGATAGGGCTCCTCGGCCTCATCGACCGGAATGATGCGGATCATGGTCACGCCCCGTTATTGCCGTCGCCATCGACGATCGATCCGGCCGCCGTGATGCCGCCGGTCATGGAAATGCTGCCGTCGATGGTGATGTCACCGACGAATTCGAAAACCGGCGCAACCAGCCGGACCTTGGTTCCGACCAGGCTGATGATGTTGCCCGAGCTGTCATAGATAGCGGTCCCGCCACTAGGCAGGTCCGCCGCCCGCTTGCCAGGATGTTCGCCGCCGAGAACCACCGCGAAATCCGGATTGCCCGGCATGGGCAGCAAAATGCCCTTGCCGCCCTTGATCGGGCTGGAGGCGAAACCATGCGGCTCAGGCCGGTAGATCCGGGTATAGCCATCGCCGTAAGCGCCGCGTCCGGAGACGAACTGCTGCCCGCCCTTCTCCTCGACGCGGCCATCGAAATCGAAGCGGATCATTCGTCTGCATACTCCGCATCTGCTGCACCGGGCGCGGCATAGCCATCCGCCGATTTCCCGCGCGGGTTCTCTCCGCCGAGCGCCCGGGGGTCGGCCAGCGAAAGCGTCGCAGAGGTGATGTCGCTCTGGTGGAACGCGATGCTCTTGATGATCATCAGCCCGCTGATACCGAGCCAGTCATCCTTGACCTGCACCAGCCAGTTCGGCTGCCAGATCCGATTACCCTCGTCCCGCCAGCCACTCACCGGGATGGAGGCCGTCACGGCCGCGCCGGCTGCCCGCCGTGCCTGCCAGACAGCCCGCTCCCGCATCCGGTCGATGGTCGCCTCGCCCTCATGCGGCAGGATCAGAACGCGTTTTCGCGTGACGCCGCTATCCGTGGCCGTTGCCTGCGGCCTGAGCTGCTGTTTCTCCGTGCCGACAGTCGCCTGCCCGCGAATGCGGGTTTCGGAATAGCGTCCGCGCTCCGTGAAACTGGCACTCGCGCCCGACAGGATATTGACCCCGCGCCGTAGCGTGCCGCTGTGAACTCCACCCGGTTTCGAGGCGAGCTTCAACCGACCCTCAGGCGTATCGTGGAGCAGCAGTTTACGCCCACGAATGCGCCGCTCGATCGAAGCGAACGCGCTCTCGCCAACGGAGAGTTTATGCCGCGCCTCGACCGGCAGCTTCGTGCCGTCTGTCTCGATCCCGATTCCGTAGCTGTCCAGCTCCTTGGCAATGGCGGCGACATCCTTGTTGAGGATCTCGCCGCTCTCATGCACCGCCGAGCACTCGACGTAGTCGACGGTCCGAGAAACCAGCCCACAGGACAACGTCCGGTCGGCCTCATCATAGCCGGTCGAGACGTCGCGGACATAGCCTGTCAGCATCAGGTCTCCGGAGGCCGTGATCCTCGTCTCCATGCCGGGAGCCACCGGGAGGCCTGAGCCGGTGATGACGAATTCACCACTCGCGGACCGCGCCGCCTCCTCCGCCGATACCTTGATATCGATCGACATGATCGGCGGCAGGCCGGAAACCACGACAGTCTCCAGCGGGCCATAGGATACAGGCAGGGTCACTCAACTCTCCAGCGCGTCGAAGGCGACAGGCATCAGCATCGGTGTCGAAGCCCCGGCGATATCCACCAGGCTCTCCGCCCGGCCGGCATCGCCATAGAGCTGATAGGCCAGCACGGTCGATGGCAGCGAAATCCCGGTCTCGACCCGCACGACCGGCACGGCATCCGCCGCCTGATCGGAGACCAGTCGCACCGAGACATCGACGAGCCGCGACAGCCAGACATAGAGATCGACAGCAACCGCGCCACGGGAGGACACCAGCGCCAGCGCCGCCGTTCCGGTCGCCCCGATCCGCTCACGCCCTGCCCGCGCCTGCGGCCGCGAAATCCAGCCCGCCCGCGGCCCTGCGATACAGAGACCGACCGCCAGCAGGATCGCCGCCGCATCGGTCGTATCGGCTGCGACGAACTCCACGACCTTGATCGCATCGAACCCGGCCGGCGTCGTGACGCTCTCGGCGACGATCCGCATCAGCGAGATCGTCTCCAGGGCGAAGCCGTCCGCGTCGAGATCCTGCGCGGCCACCAGCCTGTCGGCGACGTCGGCCGCATCAAGCACATCCATCACCAGCATCGAGGCCAGTGCCGAGAGCCAGTCGCAGATTTCCTGCCTGTCCGCAGCCATCAGAAGAACCCGCCAAAAGCAGCGGCAGCCAACGACAGGGTGCCGAGCACCGCCGCCGTCACGTCGCCCACGCCGAGGATGGCGCCGGGCATATTGCCGGCCGGGATCGCCGTGAAGGCGAAGGCGATATAGCCCCGCTGGTCCTTGAACCGGCTGCGCCGGAAGCCCTCGACATAGGCCAACTGTCCGCCATCCATCGGCAGCACCAGCCGCCCGGGACCGGCCGCATTGCACGCCGCCTCCAAAGCCTTCGCCTGCACATCGCTCAGGTCGCCAACCAGATAGGCCGTCACGTCATAAGCCGGCGTCGCCAGCCCCATTTCCTCCAGATAGGTCGTGCGTCCCCCGGCATATTCATGCCGCGCCAACCGCTTCCCGCCGGAAAACTCGTCCATGTCGACCCAGAACGGCACGCCGCGATAGCTCGCCCGTCTGAGGGTTTTCGCCCAGTCACGCATGTCTCAGATCCTCGAAATCACCAGCCGCCGCCGCCCGGCTTCTGCGGCGGCATGCTGCGGCCCGTATCGGCGTTGACGGCAGGACGCCCGGGAGCGCCGACCCCGGTGCTCTGGGCCATGGTGCGGTTGAATGCGGCGGCGGCGCTGACCATTTTGTCCGCCGCGCTGGATATCGCGGCAGCCACGTCGACGCCGGCGACCTTGAAAAAGCCGGACGATTCCTTGATGGCATCCGCCCCCTGCCGGCCTCCATCGGCAATGCTGCGCCCCGCCTCCTCGCCGCCGCTTTTCAGTTCGTCGGTCCCGATGTCGATTTTCAGCGCATCCTGCCATTCGCCTTTCGACGGCAGGCGGAAGAGGCCCGCCGCAGACTGCCCCATATCGGCGATTGCCGGCGTTGCCCCGATCTTCGGAGCCTCGGGACGCGACGGCCCCTGCATCGGCGCTGCCGGGCGCGCACCGGGAATCGGAACATCGGTCTTCGGCAGGTCGCGGGCGTTGAGATGCCGATCCCCTCCCGGAAACTCTTGACGGACAACCGGCAGGTTATGCCGCCCGGTAGAGGCCTTGACCTTGCCGCTCTCATACTGCCGCTGGCGATACTCCGCGATCGCCTTCTTGTCACTGTAGCCGCCCTCGATGGCGGCCTGCATCTTTTCGTCGTCGGTACTGGTAAGCCCCCACTGGGTCCGTTCCCACCAGCCCATGCCACGCTTTTCCAGCCCGGCGTTGACAGAGGCATGGTAGTCGAGATTGCTCGACACACTGTCCATCAGGCTGGTGGCCGTCGGCGCAATCGCCTTGCCGAAATTCGTCTTCAGCTTTTCCCAACTGTTCGACATGCGGTCGATCGATGCCTGCGTATCCGACATCACGCGATTGACATCGCGCCACACAGTGCCATTCACCTCGGCCGAATTCATCAGCTCGAGGAATTTCCGCAAGCTGTCCTCGCTGGTGATCAGCGACTGCATGCCGAGCCGGAATTCCTGATCGGAAAACAGCAGCGGAAGCTTCGACAGATCGCCCTTGATCGCCTCTTTCGAGAGACGCACGAAGGCGGAAACGGCATCCTCGCCGGATTTCGCAGCCGCCTGCATTTCGCTGCGAAGATCGACGCCGAACTTCTTGAACTTGTTGGCCGTTTCCTCGGAAAACATCTTGCCGAAGATATTCTGCGCCTGCGTTGCCGCAGAACTGGCATCGCCAGTGTCCTCGCGGATCGTCTGCAGGATGGCGACCAACCGCTTCAGCCCGTCCTCGCCGTCATAACCGAGCGTGGCAAAGCTGTTCGCAAGGCCCGGAATATACTGCGCCATGTCTTTGAGTTCGAACTGTCCGGCTTTGCCCCCCATGACCATGATGTCGAAAGCACGCTGCAACTGCGACGTCTCAATCTTCAGCGCATCGGCGGCCTTCAAGCCGGTATTGGCGATGTCGGCTGTCGCTGCCCCAGACGCCTGCGCCGTGGCCAGCACCGACGGCAGGAACGCCATTGCCTCCTCCAGAGATTTCCCGGAGGAAACCAGCGTATCCAGCGCCTCGATGGCGGGAGCGACGCTGTCATAGTTGAGGTCTTTAGAGACCTTTTGCGCCTCGGCAAATGCCTTGGATGTCTGCTCGCTGGTCGCATCGGCCGTGATGCCGATACGGGTCATCTGCCGTTCCAACGCGGCAAAATCGGTGAGAGCAACTTTGGCGCCATAGGCAATCGCGGCCGGAGCGGCATAGCGCGCCACCATGGCGTACATATCAGCGGTTCCGCGCGCCAGCATGCCCTGTCGGCGGTTGAACTCCCCGGCCCGCCTGTTCACATCGCCCATTTTGTCGGCGATGTTCTTGAACACCCTCCCCGTCTTGTCGATCGCGGAGATCTTGAGGGCCGCCTCAATGACGCGGTTCATGGTCACCTCCTACGATACTGAACGGCCCGGTTTGCCCACCAGGCGATTTCCGAGAGCGTCATTCGCTGGACGCGGGTTGCGTCCCATCCAAACCGGAAGACGAGGTGGTCGGCGGCGACGTCGCAGGCGCCGCCTCCCGGAAAAAACTGATCACCTTGTCGGCAAGCTTCTTGCCGTCCAGCGAGGAAATCAGAGCGAGGTTCTCGTAGCCCGGAGACCCGACCTTCACGAGCCTCCGGAGATAGGCATCGATGGTCGACGCGTAGGTGATGAGCATCCCACCGCCCTGCCCGTTCGGCTGCCATTCCTCTGGAAATCCCAGACCGTCCGTATAGGTATCCACATAGGTCGGCTCCCGGAGCACGACGCTGTCGAACGGCAGGCCACCCGGCACCTCGTAGCGCCGGGAGAGTTTCACGACATGCTCAGCCATGATCAGTCACCCGTCCGCCGATAGTTCCCGGCGGAAATGGTGAGGCCGCTCACCTCGCCGTTGAGGCGGTTACTGTCGGAGTCTCCGACGAAAAACGCGGATATGAAATGATGCGTCACGCCGGTAAATTCCTCGGTGATGACGATGTTCTGCCGCGGCGCCCTCATCAACGCGTCGAAATCGACCCCGCTGTCCTTGAACACGACATTGGCACGCGGCGAGGTCGGCGTACCAATCCGGTCGTTCGAACCGTCCTGATTGGTGATAGATTCATTGCTCTGCCGACCGCGCTGGACGGAAAATGTGCCGCGCAACGAAAGGTATTCACCGCTCGAAAGACGGACGCTCATGCGCCCGCCAAAGTCCTTGTCTGCCATGGCTGGCTCTCCTGTGAGGGGTTAGGCCCGTGAAGGGGATGCGAGGCGCCGGCGGCGCCTCAGACCTGTGCGAACACGCGGGCGAGGCCTGCGAAAATGTCGGCGGGGTTGACGCGATCCATGTCGAGGCCGATATCGAAGCGAGCCGGATTATCCGCGTTACGGGTGACCACAATGGCGTCCAACACAGCGGCGGACACCTCCAGAACGCCGCGCAACGACAGTTCAACCATCGAATTCACCAATGTGGCACGAACATCTTTGGCTGTGATCAAGGTCGGCAAGTTGCCCGGGTTGTCATCCACAGCAGCCTTGTTCGAATGTTCGGAAGCCAGCTGTGACCGCAGATATTTAAGCGAATAGGTGGTCTGATAAATCGCTTGGATATCCCGCATCGCCGAGTCGGGAACGCCGTTCGTCGTCTGCTGCTGCGTGATGATCTTGTCGATGGCGATATCGCCGGAGCGATCCACGAACCAGGTAGACACGCTGTTCGACAACAGGCTGTTGCGCGTCGGGTATTCCGGCCAGTAATCGCGATCACGCGGTGCGATCACATCGGACACCACGAGCCCAGACTGGTTGACAGAAACGCGACCGTCGGAGCCGCCATCGAGGAACGAGGCGATGCGCCCGACCACGGCCGCGACGAACTCATAGTCCGGCCGCGCCATGCCGCCGTTGGAAAACAGCGGGATCATGGTGAGATGCCAGCTGTCTTTGGCCAGCGCCGAGGTGGCGAGCGTCGCCGTGGTGCCGGATTTCGGATAGAACACATGACCGTAGAGCTGCTGGAGATAGGACCAGCGGCCCGACACGTTGCTGTGGAAATCGTCGAGGCGCGTGCGGTTCGCATCGTCGCTGAAGGCCGAAACGACGACCTCGAACGGGTCGTCTCCCATTGCCGCCAGCACGGCGGAAACATCGGGAGTGCCGGCGCCTGCAATCGAGACCGCGAATGTCAGGATGCCAGAGAACGCGTTCGCGCCGTCGAGAACCGGGATGTAGACGTCGATGCCGGAGGCGTAGACGCCCTTATGCCGGGCCGTAATAGTCACGACATTGGTCGCGGCAGCCGCGGTGAATGGCAGGGAGATCTTGGTGACCGGATTGATATAGGCGTTGATGGCCGCGGCAAGCGCAGTCGCCACCGCATTGGCGCTGTCGCCGGCTGCGATATTGATCGCCACGCTTTCGCCGGCAATCTGCAAGACGCCCTGCCCGCCGGCCGCCGGAACCACGCCGACCGTGATGGTCCGCGCCTCCGCCGTGGTCGCCTCATCGACGCGCCCGAGCCAGATTTCCTGCGCGGCAGCGTTGCGCCGCATGCGGATGAACATCGCCTCCAGCATCGAGCCGCGACCGGCAAGGTAGCGCGCCTCCTCGACACTGCCGCAAAGAGCGATACCGGAGACGGCGAGCGCACCGGCGGCGAGGCCATGGCCAAGCAGGATGGCACGGTTGTCGCTGGAAAACTGGCCGCCGCTCTCGACGTCGAACGCCAGCAGCGGCGCGATGAGACCGCTCGGAATATTACTTGCCATCGGCGTCGTCCTTCTTCTTGGAGCTTTCCGGCTTCACGATGAGATCGCCGTCCTTGACCATCCGGCGATGAAACTGCGAGAGCGGATCGATCGGTCGGCCGTCTTCCGGCCAGCCGTTCGGGATCAGGCGGCCGGGAGCCGCCACATAGAGCACTGTCATGGATGCCTCCGGTGATGTGGGCGTCAGGGTTTCGGCGTGCCCACCACGCCGTTGATTTCGGTTCCGCCCGGGATCCGGGCCGTGAAGTCCATGCCGGCGAGAGCGGTAGGTGGCTCGGCGGCAAAGTGCGCGCCAAGCGCCTGTAACTGGGCCTTGGCATAACTGCCGTCCGGTAATGCGTCGCAGACATTACGGATCGGTTCGGGAAGCCCTCCAGCCGCCACATTGAAATCGTCGTCGCGGATGGACAGGTGAAACCGCGTCGTCATCCGATGCCAGCGCAGCCCGTATTCAGGGACCGCGAATGTCCTGTTTTCCACCCGGATCACCCTCCGCACCAGTCGCCGCCAGGCCAGCCCGGCCGGGCTGAATTCCAGCAGGTAACGGACCCGTGACGCGAGAGCCGCCAGAACCAGCCGCGCCGATGGATCGCCATCGGCCATGGCGTCGGCGAAAGCTGGTCCGTCGCCATCGCGGGCGACGATGCAGAGTTCCGAGACAACGTCGAGCACGGCATCTGCCTCGGCGTCACCGGCATCCGTCAGGGGGCCACGAAGTGCCACCCCACTTTCCGGCGTGTAGAGCGACAGGACGGGCGTATATTCCGCCTCTTCGTCGATATCAGAGAGCGACGGCGCCCGGCTGTCGAACACCCGCGCCCCTGCCAGGGTCGGATAAGGGCCGCCGGCGGCCTGCGCTGCGGTCGGCAGCAGGATTTCCATGGCCACCAGCCGGACCGCCTCAGCCGCCAGCATGTTTCACCTCCGAGAGATACCAGGCGGGCCGCGAGGAGCCGTCCCGCTCCGAGGCCTCGATCCGCCATGTGCGTCCGCCACTGACGACCCGGTCGCCATTTCGCGGCCGCCACGGCCATTCGCCCACATGCGCCGTCAGCACCGCCGCGTAGGAGACTGTCGCGCCCGGTGTACCGGGATCGCCCGGCGGATGGCGGGTGAGCCTGTCGGCGGGCGGCTGGAGATCGATGGTCCCGAGAAAGTCGAATGCAGGCCTGCTGTAATCGACCTGCATCCCGTGATTGACCGATTGCCCCTGCCTGTAACCGACAAGCTGGCAGGGCGTGACATCGAACACGCCCGCCACCGTATCCTCGAGCATCGCCCGAGCCGATGCCCAGTCGACCATGATCAGGACTTCAGGGCTGCGAGCGCCGCTTCCGCCGCCTTCACCTCAGTCTCCGCTTCGGCCTTCGCCGCGAGGTCATCGCCGGCGGTCGCCAGCTTTTCCTGCGCCGCCGCCACAGCAGCCTCGGCCGCAGCAAGCGCGGCGGAGGCGTCGGAAGACGGCGTTACGGATTTCTTCTTCGGCTTCTCCGGCGCAGCGACCTCGACAGCAAAGCGGTCGGCGATCAGGTGGCGGCCGTAGCGTTCGGGAACCGTGATCGGTGCCAGCGCGTCGACATGGACATCCTCGCTCTTGCCGAGAACCGCGCCGGGGATGATGCCGCCCTGCGGGAATGCAATGGTGATCTTGCTCATGGGAGTACCTCTCCTGTTGTCGAGTGCCATCATGAGGATGGCGCTTGAAAACAGGAGGCCGGGACAACCGGCCTCCTCATTCTGCGAGGCGATGAATGTCAGGTGAGCGTCAGCTTGCGCAGAACCTCCGGGCGCGTGCACAGCGAGATCGCATTCATCTGAACTTCGAGGTCGTTGCCCTTGCCGTTCGTCTTTTCCGGCGCGCGGCTGTAGAACGGCAGGCCCGGGCTGTTGACAGTTTCCTTGTAGTCCGCCGGCGCGAACCGGGTGATGAACAGGTTCGGTACACCCTTCACTGTGACGCGGGCCTCGCTATCGGCGATATAGGGAGATCCGAGATCGGCCGTCGCCTTGGCACCGGTCTTGTAGCGTTCCCAGGTGGCGCCGCCCCATTCGAAGACATCGGGAACATCCTGCCTCAACACGGTGGCGCCTCCGTTGTAGAGGAAGGTATCCCTGACAGACTTGTGCTGCCACAGGGCCTTGTGGAAGCCGCGGCCGGTGAAAACGTGAAACCCGTCATAAGGTTCATCGAGAGAGTCTTCGATGGAATAGACGACATCCTGCCAAAGGCTCGTAACCAGTGTTGCGTCCACGTCGAGTTCAAGCGAAACATCGGCCGGCACCGCGATGCTGAACGTGTTGTAGAGGTTGACGAGAACACCGCCGGATTTCGAGGTCACGATGCCCTTGATAGCGCCGACACGCTGATGTTCTAGCGTCATGGTCAGATCCGCCGCATGACGCTGCGCCTTGCGGTTGATGCGCCCTTCGACGGTTTCCAGCGAGCTTTCAGTCCCGAATTCGCGGACGTTCTGCACCTCGTCGGCAAGAATGCTGTCGTCGCGCTGGTAATGAGGGATGATGACCGGAACCTTCGTTCGATCTTCGTCACCGGTGGTCTCGCCCGGACCGCCGCGAGCGGTCGGCTCGACAAGGCCGAGTTTGCCGTTACGACGTTCGATCGAGATCAGCGTGGTCGAGACGCTGTCTTCCTCGAAGATACCGGAGGCGCTGACCTGTCCGGGCCGATAGGGCACGGCATTGACGGCGGCCGTCAGGCTTTCAAGGCTGAACGGGTCGGAGGTATGGACATTCGGTGCGGTCACGGTCGTTCTCCTTATCGTGCCTTGATCGTGACGGCGCGGAGCTGGGTGAGCTTCGTCGCCTTCTTGGTGTCGTCGTTGACCGTGCTGTCGTAGACGAGCATCGGCTTCTTCACCTCGGCATCATTGGTGATGCCGACGGTCGCAACATCCACAGAGGTCGCATCGACCTCGTAGGCCGCGATGGCGGTAGCCGTTTCGGCACCCTCCTTGCCGACGGTGCTGGCATTGGGCGACGGCGTATACTTGCCGCTTGCGGTGACCTTGCCGAGCACCGTGCCGGCTTTGACAACGCCGGAACCAGAGACGATGGTGATGGGTTCGCGCGAGAGCGTCCGGTTCGCCTCCGACAGGACGAAGGCGAGATCGCGGGGAGTTTCAGTGAAACTGGTCGGCATGATCATACCCCCTTCTGGGTGTTGCGACGCGCCGCAAAAATGGCGTCACGGTTGATTTTCGGGCCGCTGGCAGCCGCGCTCGTCCCACCACCCGGCATTGCCAGATTGGCGGCGGCCACGCGCTGCTGTTCGTAGGTGGCGGCAGCCGACGCCGCCCCCTGCTGCGCCGGCTTCGGCGGTTCGGCCGAGGCGGTGGCTGCCGGAACATTGGCGGTGACGAAGGCCACGATAGCCTCCGCGGACATGTCGGGCGAAGCGTTCGCGAGGTCGAGCGCTGCGCCCATGCGCTTGGCGTCGCCCTTGATGCTGTCAGCGCCGAGGGCCGCGTTGATGCGGTCCATGGCAGTCTTGAAGCCGTCGGAACCACCGGAGGCGGCAGCGGCGGCGGCAATGGTCGCGGCGGCAGCCTGGGCTGCACCGGCCACAGTCTGGGTGTCAGACATAGAGCCTCCTGTGGGGTTGGCCTCCGAGGGAGGCGTTTCAAGATTGGATGCATTGGCATCCGCTTCGACCCCGAGATCATCGAGGCCATGGGGGAGCGCTCCGGGCCGCACCGCAGCCCGGATGGTTGCAAAAAGACTGGACATAATCAGCTCCGGTTCACTTCCTTGACGAAGGCGTCAAACGCCTCGATCGGATCGCCGACAGCATCGGCTAGACCAAGCGACACCGCCTCGGCGGCGTCATAGACGCCGGCCTCCGTTCCAAGCGCCTTGGCTTTGGTGATACGGCCACGGCGCCCCTTGGCTACGGTTTCCGCGAAATCCTGCCGCATCGATTCCGCCTGCTCCTGCCATTGTTCGGCAAGCGCCGCGTTGAGCGGCTCATAGGGGTTGCCGTCCGCCTTCTTCTTGCCGGCGCGAATGATGGTGAGGCGGATGCCCGCCTCGTCCAGCGCCTGGCTGTAATCGGCATGGATCATGATCACGCCGATCGACCCCGCTCCGCCGTACCGGGGCATGACGATCTGCCGCGCCTGCGACGCGAGCAGGTAACCGGCCGAATAGGCGTAGTCCGTCAGGATGGCGATGGTCGGCTTTTCCTTCGAGAGCTGCGCCATCGCGGCGGCCGTTTCGAAACCGCCATTCACCTCGCCCCCGTAGCTGTCGACCTCGTAGGCGACGCCACGGACGAGATTCGAGCGGCGTGCTATCGCGATCTGAGCCTGAAGGCCCTGATAGGATGTCTCTCCCGATGCAGCACCGACCCAGCCTCCCTTGTGCACAAGCGACCCTTCGATTGGAATGATCGCGACGTTGTCGATCATGTCGAAAGGCAGCATGTTGGCGCGGGTGTAAGCACGCTCGATCCTGTTGCCGATCTTGCCGGCGAGCGGGCGACCATTCGACCCGGCGACATGGTCAACTGCCCCCTCTGGATTGGCAATGACGATCGTGTCTCCGGCGATCCGGCCACCCAGACCGTGCAGAAAGGCCTCGGCCTTGCGCGGGTCGTACATCAGCGGAGTGTTGAAGATCCGCTGGGCGATATGTGCGTAACGAAGGCTCATGACCGATCCTCAGAAGCGGAATTTCCAGCGCCGCGATGGGCGGCAGCCATTGGTTTTCGCCATGCAGGCCGCCTGCAGGCGTACCAGTTCGGCGTCTATGTCTGCCATGCTCGACGATGCCACCTTGAGACGCTGGTGCATTACCGGCGAGCGGATCTCGGTCTCCTCGACCTGTTCGCCGGCCAGGCGCTTAGCCTTGGCGGCCGCAAGTGCTGCGTAAAGCGCGCACGGGTCCTCGACATCGACAGTGACTCCGCCGATCTTGACAGGGTTCGTCATGCCGATGCTCCCTGCTGCTGCGCCTCGGTCGAAGACTTCGAGCCGTAGCCGCGTTCGAACGGGCTCCGCATGCCGGCATCGACATAGCGCTCGTGCCACATCAACCGGCTTTCGAACACCTCCTCCGGATCGTCTCCCAGTTCGCCGCATTCCCGTTCGAGTGTGCCGGTACCGTTGGCGATACGCTCGCTCGACGCCTTGGCGCGTTTCTCATCGTCCGCGGTCGGTTTGCTTGGTCCCTGACAAAGCGCCCACAGGATCGCCTCGCGGTTCGCGAGAAACACCTCGTAGCCGCCCTTGAACGGAATTCGGCCCTCGCCGATCTCCTCGTCGAGCCACGATGCATAGGGCACCAGCACATGCGGTGCGGCGATACGGTCTGTCCGGCGCTGCGCCAACGGCCAAAGCGCCGAGTTCTCCATGTTGGTTGAGGCATAGGTCGATGCCGTGTAGTCCATGGTGTAGCCACCATAGGAAATGCCGAGCGCCCGGGCCTGCTCGCGATGCAGCGAGGCGATGAATGGTATCGACTGACCTCCCGGTGTCGAGATGGTCTTGAATTCGAGATCCTCATCAAGGGAAAGATGCGACACACCCGCGCCCTCGCCGTAACGGACTTCGGCCTCCGCCGCTCGCTCCAACTTGTTGCCGTAATAGGCCATAAGGCCCTCAGCGACATTATCTGCGCCCTCAATGCCGCTCTCCTTGAGCGAGCTGAGTGCTTCGAACGCCTCCGCAGACGGTTTGCCGCTTTTCAGGATGGCGGCATAAATCGTCTGCATGAAATGAACCTGGGCAATCGCATCCTCGGTGTTCTCCGCCATCAGATATTTCCGAAACGTCGTTGCCAGCGGCGAGAGGCCGCGAACATCATCGGACGAGAACGGATCGAAGGCATGCATGACGAGCTGCCGGCCATCGGCATCACGCGCCGCGTAATCGGTCTTGACCGTGATCCCGTCTCGCCTCTCCTCGAAGCGGTAGTGTGTCGGGCGTCCATAAGCGTCGTGCGTAATGCCCTGATATAGGCCAGATGCCTCGTTGGTTTCCTGCACCAACTTCTGCGGAGACAGGAGCAGGAACTTCGTTCCCGTCTTCGTTCCCGGCAGGCGCTGGGAAAGCGGAAGATACTCAACAATGCCAACGCTCTCTCCGAAGGCAAGCCAATGCCGGACGCCAACGTCTGTATGCTGCGGAAGCGTGAACTTGGCGCGAAAATCGCATTCCAGCGGCGACCACGCCCAGACCTTGAACCGCGACTTGACCAGACGTGTCCACTCGATCGCTTCCTTCTGGTCGTAGCCGAAGGCCGAAAGATCAGGACGCGGGTTGAGCTGAAGCTCGACACCGACCGTATCGGCGATGATCTGGTCGGCAGCACCGCGCAGGCGCCCGGAGTTCTGCAGCATGTCCATCGCAAGCGCGGCCGCCCGCCACCAGACACGACGGATCTCGTCACGATGCTCGCGAAGCGACGCCGGCCGCGAGGCGATCACGCCCGAAGGCGTATCGCGCATATAGCTCGCCCGGACACGAGGCGCGGTCTGCGGTGCGGGAACCACACTGCTGCCCGCCCGGACGCGTATCCGTGGCTTCTCCGCTGTCGTCGTCATTTCCGCTTCTTCCACTTGTCGGCCCACGAAGAGCCGGGCTTTTTCGACGATGTCGGTTCAGGCGGCGGCGCGACTTCTGCAGGCGTTGCCGCAGCAACCACGACGGAAGCCGGTGACAGAAGATCCGGAACGTTTTCCGGCTCATACTTGGCCCTGAGTGCCGCCCACTGACTTTTCGTCAGGCGCGAAAGCCCGAGATGCTCCGCCATCGCCATCGCGTAGATCCGGCAGTCGAGGAAGTGATTGTGCTCTCGCCGGAGCGCCCACTCCTCATGCAGCTTTCCCTTGGTCAGCTTCTGCGTGAAATACTCCGCAGTCAGCTGCTGGAAATACTCCTCGCCCAGTTCGCCATGAAAGTGGCAATAACCCGGCGGATCGCAGGCCTCGCCGGACCTGAGACCAGTCTTGTGCAGGTTGCCGTAAAGCTCGGCTTTCAGGGACCACGTCCCGACCGGCCATGTCATGGCGGAACCGTAACGCTTCCGCTTGCCACGTTTGGTGACTGACTTTCTGGTCGGCGGACTGATCGCCGGGACGCCTCGTCCCGGCATGCCCTTCACCGCATAGGCGTTCGAATGACGGCGGCACCATTCAAGCACCTGGTTGGTGCGGTAACCGCTATCAACTCCGCGCGCCTCAATCTTGCGCAGGACCCCGAAGGCATCCGGAAACTCCTGCTCGGTAAATTCCTCGAGTAGAAGCCACGCGCCAGCCTGCGGATTGTCGGTTGCCCCCTCGAGGAATTCCGCACAGACGTTCCAGCTTTGCCGATCCTCACCGAAGGCCACGACCTCGCAGTAGATGCCGTAGCTCTGCACGTCCGCTCCGCTGACGAGGATCAGGCCGCCTGCCGGAATCGTGCCGGCCGGGTAGCTCTCCCTTCGCTCCATCAGTCGTTGATGGTCAGGAGCATTCCCCTTCATCTGGTATGGCAGCGCCAGAACCAGATTATGATAGTCCTTCGCGCCGGCTTCGCCCTTCGCCTCGTAGCTGATCTTGTCCTCGGCAATCGCCTCGTAGGACATCATCAGCGACATAAAGGCGTCCACATGGAACCCGGGATGACGATCCGGGCCGGAAAGCGTGGGGATGTAACGCCCGTGCCGGACCGCCGGAACTCGCTCCATCTCCGAAATGTGGTGCTCACACTGAAGGCATTGCAGCACCGTCTTGTGCGGATGCTTCTTGTCAATCAGCAGATAGGCGTCCCGCTGCACCTGTTCAGTTCCGCATTCCGGGCAGCGTATGTGCCAGAAGCGCTGGTCGGAACGTCGGAAATCGCGGTCGATTCTGCAATGCCCCGGCCCGTCGCCGAGCGCGTCGCCACTATCTAGTTCCGGTGTCGACAGGCCGAAGATCTTGAACGTCTTCTGCCGGCGAAACGCGGTGAAGCGGCCGAAGAACAGGTTCTCCGGGTCCGCGCCGTTCGGCAGCATCTGCCACTTCGACACCTCATCCTTGACGCCGTATCGTGTCGTCTTGCCCGACAGGTCGGTGACCACGTTAGCGTTGGCGAGATAGATAGAGCCGCCGGAAAACCGCTTCTCGTAGATCGTCGAGCCGCGCCCCGATCGACTGACATCGGGAAAGATGACCGTCTTTTCCGTCTTCTTCGCCCAGGCGTCGATCAGCGGCTGCAGCTTGCCGGAATTGATGTCCTGCAGCATGTCGATGCTTGGCACCGCATACATCATGTTGTCGGGCGCATTCTCCGACAGGTAGAGCATCCACGCCAGAGCGAGGATCGACACGCCGGTCTGCTGCGACTTGCGTACCGTGACCTCGTTGCACGGATGCTCCTGACTGAGGCACTGCGCGATCTCGACCAGATACGGTGCGTCTTCAGGAGCCCAAAGCTCACCCTTTCGCGGGCCGTCCACCAGCACGATGTTCTTCGGCAGCCATGCGTCGAACGGGACTGGAGGCTGCGGGCGGATGGCGCCTGCCATCGCAATGCCGATTGCGCGAAACGCCCCCGGATGGAATGTCACGCTTCCTCATCCTCGATCAACGGGTCAGTTTCGGGCGCTGCCGCGGCGATCGCCTCCAGTTCATCGGCCATCTGATTGCCGAGCTCGAAGGCAATCTGCCGAAGCAGGACACGGACCCCGTGAACGCCCTCTTTCGAAACGGCCAGCGCAACCGCATCAGCCTGGTTGGGTAACCGGCGAATGATCGCCAGCAGCTTGGCGCCGATCTCCTTGATCGCGTCTTCTGTCCGATCCCGACGGATAAGCTGTCCGCACTCTTCCTGATGCCGGATCTTCTCGCGCCCGACCTTCAGCCACTCGGACTGTCGCCGCGCCTCGTCGAAGCTATCCTCATCACGAAGAGGCCGCCCACCAGTGGAGCGCCCCGACATCTGGTCATCGTCGCCGGCCCGGATCGGCGCGGTCGCCTTCGCCGGGTTAACGAAGCGCTGGCGAAACTCATCGTAGTGAGCGAGCGAGACCCGAAGGACCTGCCCCTGCCCGCCGCGCTCCACCGGCGTCTCCGGCCGCGCTTCGACTAGTTTCTTGACGGTTTTGGATACGGCCGGCTTTGATACCGCGTCGCGCGCAGCAATCTGCGCTATCGACCACATGACATCGCTCATCGTTAACCCGTCCGTTAACCGCCGCGTTAACCCCGTTAACCCCGTTAACCCAATATTTTAAACCGTTTGTCTGGCGAGTTTTCGGGGTCGCCCCGGCCCGCAGGGGGCGTTTTCGGGATACGGTCCCTTGACCCCGGGGGGTGGGGTGCCCGGCCCCCGACGGCCGACCCGCCCTATCGGGGGAGGATGCGGTCGAGTTCGTGGAGGACGCGGGGCGCGAGGTGATCCTCGATTAGTTCCGCCAGCACTTCCAGGAACACATCCGGATTGTTGGTGACATCGTGTGCAGGGTTCGGCCCGAACAGTTCGCGGATCTGCTCCTTTTTGGGGTTGCTTGGCATCTTCGTGCCCGGCACTCGACGCCACACTCCGGTATGGGTAGCGCCGTCTTTGCCTGCCTTTACCGTCGCAATGAATGCGTGCCGGTACGATCCTCGCAGGCGAACCCGAACGCCTCTCGACGTTTGCGTCGCGCCCAACTTGTAGAGGCTGATCCAGCCCGACTTCTCGATGATCTCGATCGAGTTTCCGCCAGCGTTGAAATGCGCAGTCGTCAGTTCTCGTATGGTCCCCGCCGGCAATTTCACACGCTCGGCGCTTCGCCGGACGATCCGCGTTCTGGCCATGTCGCGCATACGGCTCATCGCCCGCGCCATGGCCTTTCCCTTAATCTCGCCGGGCAGATTGGCAATCGCCCTACCCAACTGTTCGATCTCGGACGCATCGAAGACGACGTCAGACACCGCACGCACCTTTCTGGAATGCCGCCATTACAGCGGCGGGGTTCATGACAGCCTCCATCGGCTCGAAAGCAGGCCCGGAAAAGCAAAACCCGCCGGGCGATGGCCTAGCGGGTTTTCCTAACCTTTTTCAGTGTGCTTATACTATGTCAACCAACTGCCGCACCTCAAGGCCGCATCCAGAAAAACTTATCCAGCCATATCAAAACCTTGTGAGGAATTTGCAGAACGTGCACGCCTGCGCCACGGATGACGGTCGGGAACGAACGGCGCAATGGCATGGCCTTCAAGCCTGTTCGCGAGCGATCTGGCGAGGTATGACAGGGCATCCTGCCAGAGTTCCCACTCCAGCCGCGACAGGATTGCACCGCGGATCGGATCTGAAAGCGTGTATTTGCGATAGGCGCCCTTGACCGGCCGCTGCTTGCGGCGGTCGAACCCGTCCGTTTCGTATTCATAGACCCGTCCGAAGGCGTCGCGCGCCTTGCGGGTGACGAACCACGCCTCCTTGCCGGCATGCTTGACCATCTGGGTGCGCGGCATATCCGCCCGCCAGTCCGGCCCAAACCCGAGAATGGCCGAGCCGGTGACCAGCGCCACGACATAGCGACCCGAGACGCGGTCGCCCTTCAACCGCTGCTCTTCCACCACGCGCGCAACCTCGGAAGCGATCAGTCCATGCTCGTCCGGCCATTCCGGGAATGGCTGCCAGCCATCGGGGATGGAGAAGGTCATTTCGGCTATCGCCCGCACGGCCGCACCTGCCGCCAGCGCATCCGGATGCGGCTCGCCATATTCGAGGAAATCCGGCACCACGCCATAGATGTTGGGCGAGCGGTCGATCAGCGTTCCGAGCACCGCGAAATCCCGCGTCATCGCCCAAGCGCTGCTGAGACCGATGCCCACACCCAAATCCCCACTTCCCACCTTGGGCAATTCCTGCGTAAAAGCCCAGATCAACAGCTTCTCAATGGTCACGGCTTTCATGATCAAACCTTTCTGACAGTTCCTGACAGTTAACCTGACAGTTTTCGGATAGTTTATTTATTATATTTCAATCAGTTAGACAGTTCTGACAGATATTTCCGCATTACATATGGCGCTCTCCGCACCTCCCCACTCCCTTTACATATAGGCGGGGAAAAACTATCCGAACTGTCAGCAAGCATTGTTTTCATTCGCATTTTTTGCCTCAAACTATCCGTTGAACTATCCGTTCAACTGTCAGAACTGTCAGACAGTTTTCGGGATTTCTGACGGTTAGAGCCGGGCCGCGAGGGGGTTGCGGGGCCTTCGTCATCGGAAATCATCCGGAAATGGCTCATCGAAGCGGCCGGGAGGCGGCTCGTTGCCACGGTCGACATAGGGCACATTGACGAGGCGAATGCCGCGGTAGAGCACCACGCCCGACGATCGGTCCTTTTCGAACTTCTTGCCCATGTCCCGCCCGAAGGCGGTGTTGTTCATCGGCTTGCCGCCCTGGTCGATGGTGAAGTCGCAATAGGATTGGTAGAGCACCTTGCCCTCGACGGCCGGCGCGCCGTCGTCGCGCTGGATGCAGCGGGCAACGAAGGCCGCCGTGCGGTCCATGTCGTCACGATAGGCCTGTGTGGCCTGCACGACGGCCTCCGGGATCACCAGCCCCTCACGCAGATAGATCTGCACGCCGTCTATCAGCCAGTTGAGGATGCCTGGATATTCGGGCTCGAAGGAAGCGATCACATCCTGAAACTCTCGCCTGTCTTCCTTGGCGATCTGGCGCGGCCAGTGCACCACGGCCATGCGCCGCCATATGCCGTCATCCGTGCCGCTGATGCGCGGATATCCGTTACCGCTCATCATGGCGATGAATTTCGGCTCGAAGTCCATGTAGCCGGAAAACAGGTCGCGAGCGGTGACGGTCTCGCCGCCGGTCAATTCCTTCACGAGGTTTTCCCTGAGGTCCTCGCCTTCGGGCAGCTCCTTCACGCGCAGCAAGCGCTTGCCATAGAGCCGCGCCAGATCGGGGCTTGCGCTACCTGACGAACCGCCCTCGCCGATGATACTGGTCGATGGCAGCGTGACGGCCGCCTCGCCCAGCACCCGGCAAAGCGTTTCCATGTAGACCGACTTGCCGTTCGCGCCGTTGCCATAATGGAAGAACAGGTACTGCACGGTGATCCCAAGCATGCTGAGACCGGAACTCACCTGCACGAGCCGCCGAACCGATTCATCGGGCAACTTGCTGGAAATGAATGCGTCCCATCGCGGGCAGACGGCCTTTCTGTCATAGGCCACCGGCACGACGCTGGTGATCAGGTCCCTGCGGCGGTGACCTTCGATCACCTTCAGGCGGAAATCGGTGCAGACGTCGATGAATTCGGGCGCATCCGGCGTATCCTCGAGGCTCACATGGCGCGGGTTTTTTCGCTTGGCCATGGTGCGCTCGAATTTCAACGTGGCGTTCTTCACCGCCACCATCCACTTGTCGGCGTTGAAATCGTCGGGGCTGCGCAGGATATGCGGCGCGATGCTTTCCAGCATGGCGTTGATCTTGGCGACGTTCTTCGAGGTCACGGCATGGTCGAGCCGACGCTTGATCCGCTTGCCATGCCCTTCATCGGCCTTGTCGGCCTCGGCAACCAGCTTCTTTTCCTGCGCGGTGCGCTCGCTCTCCGGCTTCTTGCGCGCCGCCTCGGCCTGGTCGAGCACCATCTGCTCATAGGCGTTCGGCCTGATGAAAGCCGTCTCGGCCGCGATCCGGTCACCCAGCCGCTGCGCGATCGCCCGCGACTTCTGGCCACCATTGGCGACGTCCCAATGCGATCCGGTCCAGACCGCGAATGTCGGAGATCGGCCCTTTTCCTGCGCGACCACCATCAGGTCGTCGCCGAAATGCAGCCGCAGCCGCTTACCATTGTCGGTATCGGAATGGTCGAACTCGGCGCAGAACTCCACGACGGCCGGATCGGCATCGCTGTTACCAGCAATGGCCGCGACCGGCTCGCCCGCAGGGCCTTCAGGGGTTTCGGGGTTTTCACCGTAGCCCGCGCGCTGCGCCTGCGCCTGCGCGAGTATCCTCGCGACGGCAGCCGGCACGCCAGTACTTGAAGTTGTGGTGGACATACGTGTTAACCTTCGCTCTTCACCACCACGGGATTCGGGCAGGGATTTGCATAATGAGAAAGATCGTCGAGGCAGTTGAGCGTGTAATCAACCCGTTCGACAGATGGCTGACGACGAGCCCGATTCCGCGGATCGCGGCAGTCGTCGTTGGAACCCTGACGGTCTTTCAGTTGTGGATTGACCTTGATGCCAAACGCGAGGAACGCACCGAGCGAGTGGAAACCCAGATAGAACGCGCCTGGGAACGCCTCTATCGCCGGCAGAGCGGAGACACTGGCAAAGGCTACGCGCTCAATCTGTTGCTGAAGAGCGATACTCCGCCCAACGATATATTCCTGGGATGTAAGACTATTGGCGAGCCTCTCCCCAACGGCGAGTACTGCGAACACAATCCCATTATTTCGGGGGTCGATTTTCCCCCAAATTTCAATCGGCTTACATTGGAGGCAGTGCAAGGTTTCCGCGATTACGGAACACACACAAACATAAACCCACTCATTTACCAGATTAATTTCCAAGGAATAAGTATAAAATACAGCAAATTCAACAATCACAATATTGGTAATAATTTTATGATGGGATCTTATATAGAATTTTCCCAGATAACCAATTCCAATATCAATTCCGATGCAAGCATTAACAATAGCGATGTCAGAAATTCGGTAATCGGCGCAATGGAATTTGGCTATATAGCCGATAGCAATCTCAGCGGAAGCTCGATTTCCATTCCCTACAATTGGGACCCCCGTTTTACCGAGGAAACGCTCAATCGCCAATTTCACAACGGAAACTGGGCATGGGCAGACGACCCGCCACGTTTCCTGATTAATCCTGGTGCTGGTTTCATGAGCTGGGCGGACCCTGCGCGTATCGGTGTCAACCTCTGCGATCCAACTGTTGGCGCCGCCGGGGGACAAGACCCGGCTTACGAACATACGAACAGAGAGTACGTACCGCTCTACGACTTCATTCGGGACTTCGAGATCGGCCCCGTTGTTGATATGGAAGTTCAACCGCCTGAAGTGGAGTACTTCAATTATTTCGGATCGCCTTTTGTCCCAACGGGATCCAACGTTCACGGATGCGCACTTATCAGCGCGGAGGACGCGCGAAAGAAGTGGCCCGATCGCTATGAGACGACCAGCGATCTGAGAAAAATAGCCAAACATCTTGAGGCTGTCCTTGATATCGACACCTTCAAGCGAGCCTATGATCCGAGGAAATCGCCCCTCAACCCCTAACATGGCCACCTCCCATCGCCTCGGCCATCGCCTCGGCAAAATCCTGCCCCTCTGGCGGCCACCAGGTCGAGACCTGCCGTCCCTCGCGCGCATGCCGGGCTTCCGCCCGGGCCATTGCCGAGGCCGTCGCCACGGGTTCGCTGTCGCCATCGGCGAGCAGGACGAGTTCGCTCACATGCTCGGGCACATGGAGAACATCGCCAGCATCCGAATCTGTGCGCGGAACCGGGCCTTGAACCCGGATAGCTCGCAGGCGACCGGCCGCATCTTCCTTCTTCAGGGTCGGATGATTGAACGCCGATTTCGGATCGGCCGGGCCGGCAAGATTACCGATGTCTCCTGCCGCGAAATAGAATGTATCGTCGCGCCAGCCTTCGGGGGCCGCGACAGCACAGAGGGTTTCGATCCCCTCGCCGCCCATCCACCTCTTGGCAGAGGGATCGCCGTAGACGGGGATGAACCCGCCCTTTTTCGTGCCGCGCATCTTCTTGGTCGGCAAGGCCGCCCCATCGGCATCGAGCAGCACGGGCCGGCGCTTCGGCAGTTGCGACAGATCGATCCATGTCTGGTGGCAGCCGATGATGCGGCCTTCCGTGTTGACGAATGGCGCGATCATCGCCCATCCCTCATGCAGCGCCAGCGGCCGCCCGAAATCGTCCTGTCCGTGCCAGTAGGTGCAGCGCGGAATGAACCGCAGGTTTTCGAACACGCCGCCGGCGGGCACGAAGCCGGTGCGCGCCTGCAGGTATGACGAGATGACCCGCGCGCCCTCCAGGGCGTCCGGTTCGTCCCTGCGGCAATCGACGGCGTTGAGGTAGATACCGCGCGCCTTGCCGACTTCCTTTTCCCGAAAGTCGGCCTGCTTCTTCTCCTTGTCCTGCCTGTTGGTATCGGCCTTGGCCTTTGCCTCGGCGATGCGTTTCAGGCGGGCTTCCCGCTCTTCGTCGCTTTCCCGTTCGGCACCCTCCGGCACCTCCTCGCCAAGCACGGCGGCGCAGGCTTCGAGGAATTCCTCGCGACGGCGCAGATCGAGATGCAGCAGATGGGCCGCCAGCCCGATCCCGTCGCGGCCGCCATCGGCTCCACGGCAGACCCAGACGCCTTTCTTGCGATTGACCGCAAAACGATCATTGCCGCCGCAGCGCGGGCACGGCCCCTGATATTCCGGCTTGCCCTTCGGAGCATCAGGAACATTCAGCCGGTCGGCCGCCACATCGAAGTCGACGGCGCGGGCATTGATGACGAATTCTTCGATTGCGGCGTTCATTGCGCCACCCCCTTAGTGTCCAAACCGACATCCAAATTTCGCACATTTTTGTGCGACATCCCTTGCTCTTCGCACAAAAATGTGCGAGATATAATTCCAAGGAGACGCGAACTAGAGGAAGGAGGTGACAAAGCTTGAAGCGCGAACAGTTTCTTCGGGAACTTCGCCAGATCGCAAAGGAGCAGAACAAGGTTCTGGAGATCTACGAAGGGAAAGGGAAAGGTTCGCACTACAGGGCAAAGTACGACGGCAAGATCTCCACGATCAAATCCGGCGAACTCAGTCCCAACTATGTGCGACTGGTCAAGAAGCAGCTTGGCATCGAATGATGCCAAGCTACCCCAGTCGCCAAACAACAAAAGGGAAAGGATGCTAGAAGGAACATGCAATACACCTATCAGGCAACGGTTGAAGAGGATCCCGATGGTGGGTTCATCGTCACTTTTGCCGACGTCCCGGAGGCGATAACCGCCGGCGATACCTTCGAAGAGGCGATAATCAACGCTCGGGAAGCGCTTGGCCTCGCCCTTCGAGGGATCCTCCAGGATGACCGCAGTCTTCCGCAACCAGCGGCCCATGACGGGGTACCGGTCGCAGTAGCAGCGGACGAAGCGGCCAAGCTCGCGGTAATCCAGGCTTTTAGACAGGCCGGGATTACCAAGTCTGAGCTTGCCCGCAGGCTCGGCAAAACCGAGACGGAAGCCCGCCGTATCCTCGATCCCGACCACGGGACGAAGATCGGGCTCCTGCAGGAAGCGCTTCTCGCGCTTGGGCAGGAAATCGTAGTGACGGTCAGAAAGGCCGCCTGAACCGAAGCGGGGCGCGGGAAACTGCGCCCCGCCTTCTATCCGAGACACGCTGCACATCACGCCGCCACCCTCCTCACCGCCAGATGCCCGGCATTCGCCGCCACCAGCGCCTTCGCCACCGGCGGGCAAACGCTGTTACCGACGCACGAGACCTGAACCGACTTGGAAAACGGCACCCACAGCGGGCCGCCATCGTCACCCATGTGCTGACGATCCCAGTACCCGTCGATTTTGTAGTCCGGCGGGAACCCTTGAGCGTTGTACAGCTCGCGCGGCGTCAGCATCCGCATGCCGATATCGACGATGACGAACGTCACCCCGTCGACCTCAATGGTTACGAATTCGCGTTCATCCCAGAAACCATGCGAACGCAGGAAATCGGCAACCTGCCGCGCCCGTGCCACCTGCGCCTCGGTGAACGGCGGCACGCCGAGCTTGGCCTCGACATGGCCATGGCGCGGCTTTGTCGTCGCCGTCCGCATCGCCTCGTCTTCGCGCGATCCGTCGCCGGTGGCGTAATAGGACTGCAGGTAGGGCATGACGAGCTGAGACTTGCCGCCATCCTGATCGGCCATGATTGTATGTGACGGCTCGTCAACACCGTGACCTGTCGACCTACCGAACTGGCGCGCGATATAGGCCGAAACAACCTGCTGATGGCTGCCGGTCTGAGTGATCGTCGACAGCGCTTCATTCATCGGCCTACCGGGATTGACCCCGCCGACCCTGCGACTGTCATTGTTCGCCTGCGCCATGAAGGCCACCGCCGCACAATTCTGGTCCTTGCTGCTGGCCGTGATCGTGTGCGCCTGTCCGTCCACCGGCCGACATGCGCCGCCCTGTTGTGCATAGGTCAGGACAGGTGCCAGCAGCCCCAGCGGCGCCGCGCCGCCCGGGCGCTTGATAAAGCTGTTCGCGGTAACCGTCGGGAACTGATCGCGCATATCGCAGCCGGTCGCTCCGGAGTTAAAGCGCTGGATTGACGGTGCAGTGACACCAGACCTGCCGCTCTGGCTTAGGCCCACCAGGAACGGCCGTTTCGCCCGCAGGACATAGCGATCCATGCCGCGCGCCATCCGAGCCATCGAGTTATCGGCCAGCGGCCGGACGGACCGCACGCCGTGTCTTGCCCAGATCTCGTCCGACGTGTCGAATATCGACGGACACGGGATCGACCAGTCGATGCAATCGGCAACGATGGGCCACGGCAGCTTGCGGCCGGCGATCACTTCCGGGTCATCCGGCGCGCCATGCGTCGGCTGTGGCCAGACGATTTTCTGTCCGTCGAAGCGGATGATGATGAACAGGCGCTTTCGGATCGTCGGCGCGCCATAGTCGCGAGCGCGCAACTCCCGCATCTCGATCTTGCCACCGAGGCTACGCAGCTTGCGACACCATTTCTGGAACGTCTCGCCCTTGCGCTCCGGATCCGGCATCAGGCCGCGTTTCGTTTCGATCAGCGGGCCGTAATCCCTGAATTCCTCGACATTCTCCATGATGACGAGATCGACGCGCCCGCCGGATTTCTGGATGCGCTCGATCCAGCCCGGAATGATCCAGCAGAGGTCGCGGATATTGCGCGAAACCGGCTTGCCTCCCTTCGCCTTGCTGAAATGTTTGCAATCGGGCGAGAACCAGGCAAGCCCGACATGCTTGCCGGAGAGATGATCAAGCGGGTCGATCCGGTAGACGTTTTCCGAAAGGTGCACCGTCTCCGGATGATTGACGGCATGCAGCGCCAGCGCATCGGCATCGTGGTTGATGGCGTAATCCGGCGAACGGCCAAGCGCCATCTCGATACCGGTCGAAGCGCCGCCGCCGCCGGCGAAGCTGTCGATGATGATGGGCTCGCTCGCAGGCAGCATCGCGCCCGCAAGCATGGTTCCGGCGAAGAGAGTTTCACGAAACATCGTCACTCACCTCAGCGCACGAAACGCAGCGATAGCGCCCCCCCCTGACGGACCAGCCGAACAGGGAGACGAAACGGTCGCGATTGGAACCGGAGAATGAGAGCTGCTTCGGGCAATCGTAACAGGTGAGGATCATGCTCCCCTCCCCGCCATGGCCGCCGTCGCCACCGCCGTTCCAGCCTTCACCAGATCCGCCAGATCCCTGTCGGTGGCGATGCGGAGCTGACCCTTAACCTGCATCGCGTGCAGCGTGCTATCCAGAGCCTCCGGCCAGTGGTCCCGGCGCAGCGCGATGAAGGGCGTGCCACGCGTCCAGCCGCGTAGCTGCGGCACGCGATGGAGGAAGCGCATGCGCTCGACCTTGTCGAAGTCGAGGTCGAACTCCATCGCCGTGCGGCGGCATTCGTTAAACGACGGCGCGATGACCAGCAGGATGCGGGACTTGTCCTTCATCGGCCCGCCCTCGCGGCGAGGTCGGCGACCAGCGCGCGGCCGAGATCGGTCAGCGCCCAATGGGAGGATTTTCCCCAGCGGCGCACCAGCCCGTCCCGGATCAGCCCGCCCATGGTGCGATCGGCCACGCTGACGGTCACTGAAAACCGTGCGCAGATCTCGCCCCGGGTCGCCTTCAGCACACCATCGTCAGACTGATCGATTGCCGTGAGCACCGCGACTGCGAGTTTCGACCACGATCCCGTGGTGCGCGTTTCTCCCGCCAGCTTGCCGGCCACATCCTTCGGCACCAGAGATTCCCCGCCGACGGATGGCAGTTCATAGGCATGGACCTTGCCAGCATGGACGGCGATGCAATCATCGAGAAGGACCCGCGAACCGCCCTCGGCCAGACGTTCCTGCAACAGCAGGGCCATTTCCGTCTTTTCATGCGGCATCAGCGCGCCGAAGCGCTTCGCCGTCATTTTGAAATCGTCGAATGCATGCAGCGCCATGATCAGCTCCACTTCGTGGCCAGAGGGGAGGATTGCGGTGCGCGCGCCGGAAGCGCGGCAGGAGGGGGAGCGGACGGCCGGGATGTCGCGGCGACAGGCTGATCCGCCGCTCCTGTCCCGGCCTCCTCCCGCGCCGAACCCGTCCCGCAGGCCTCGGCGCAGTATTTCCGCTCGGACGCATCGCGACGGGCGAGCCAGTCGGCAATGCGATCGGCATGGCGCTGAAAGTCGAGATCGAAAGACCGCGCCGAACGCTCCTCCCGCCACATGGCCTCGATCGTGCTGCCATCGCTGAACCACAGCGACAGGACGGGCGCGCCGGTCGGAATGCCCGAGAGATCCCCGATGGAGGAGATGACGGCCAGCCAGTCCGGCGCGCGGTCGGCGGAAAAGCCGAACAGCGCCCGCACGGCGGCGTCTGGCCGGTCGGTGACGATGGTGAGGGCGATGGTCATAGCGCGCCCTCCAGCCGGAACTTGCCCACCTCGTTGCCGAAATGGCTCCAGCCCGGACGCGGCGTGCGGCAGAACAGTTCGACCTTGCGGGTATCCGGCCCCGTCAACCTCTCGATGGCTTCGGCGAAATATTCTGGCTTGCGGCTATGCTCGCGCACCGCCTCGAAATGCACCTGCGCCTCTCTCATGGTGGCGCGGTTGTAGCCTCTGCCCCGTGTCGCCAGCCAGCATTGCTCCATGCCGCTGCGGGTATGGTATCCCATGCCCATCCGCACATCGTCGCTATCGATGAACAGGCGGCTCTGGCCGTATGGCCCTTTGACCTTGATCCAGCAGAAAGCAACAGTCTTGAGGGTGAAACCCCAGGCCGACACCAGCTCCATCGCCTGCGGCAGCATGGGCTGGATAACCCACAGGAACAGCGCCGCATCCTTGGCGGCAATCTCCGCGACCGGCAAGGCCTTCAGCGATGCCATGTCCATGCAGGCATAATGCTGGACCGCGCCGCGATCCTCGCCGCGCTCGGACCAGGCATCGAACCGCCACGGCGGATCGGCATAGAGAATATCGAACGGACCGACAGGAAGCGTCATACAACCCTCCGGATCGAGATGTTTCGCTTGGGGAAGAACCCGCTTGGCGCGTGGACGGCCGCCGATACACCTGCTAGCGATTCAGTACGGGGATTGCGGCGAACCGGCAGGGGGAAGGCATGGCGGGGAATGATCGGAATAAGGAAGACCGTCCGGTCAGCGACTGGCCGAACATGGATCCGCGATGGTGGATGCTGGCCGCGGTTACAGTCACTTTCGGACTGGCCATCCCCGGCGCGATCTTCGCAGCTGTCGCAGTATTCAGCCAGAAAATGCCGGAGACCGCACACGATATGGTGACGGTGATCGTCCCTTTCGGCACGATTGTCCTCGCCCTCATCACCTTCTTCACAGTGGTCTGGCGCGGTCTGCTCACCGACCAGCAGGTCAAAGAGCAACGTCGCCAGAACAACGCCAAAGACGACGAAATGCTGACGAAATTGCTCGTTGATGGCGCAGGCTTGCTCGGCGACGAAAACGAAGCCAAACGTATGGCAGGCGTGAGTGCGCTGAATACGGTCGCAACCGCTCCAAATGGCAGTTACTCCAGCAATGCGATGGAGATACTCCTCGAATTCTGGGAGCATAACTACAGAGCGGACAACACCACCCGCGCCGTCCGCAACACGTCCAGCGCGCTTGCACAAGCCGTTCGGCTTGGTCGGCGCGCGAACACTGGCATTTACGTTTTCGAAGATGAGAGGTCGCCTAACCTCTCCGACTGGTCTCCCCCGCCCGGAGCACAGTTTGTTTTTTTGCGGGGCGGTTTTATCGGTAAGAATTCCTTTGCAAAGCTCGACCGGAACACGCGGTGGACTATGAATCAAGTCAGCCTTGAAGGCTGTATAATCGAAGCTGGCAGCTGGGAATTCTTCACCTGCCGATTCAAGGGGTGCACAATTGCTACCCCCCCTCTTAAAAGCGGGGCCGAAAACTGGTTCCATGAGCGCAGCTCGTTTGAAGACTGCGACTTTTCGGGCGCCGCCATCGACGCAAATGATTTCAGAAGCTACGTGCAGGAATACGGTAGCCTTAGAGTGCACAACAACTTTTACTACGAAGACGACCCACCCGTGTCCAATGCTTCGATAGACTGGTTGAACGAATTGCTTTGCCTTCCTGCCAGCATGCGCGCGGATTGAATATTTGGGGTGGCGCCGAGATCGCATCACGCCACCTCCCCGCCGATACGCACGGAAGCAGCCAGCCGCTTGTAGCGCCGCTCGACGCTCATGTAGGGCTTGCGCATGATGGTGGCGCATTGGGCCGGTTTCATCTTGCGGGAGATCAGGTCGAGCAGGGTCGTGTCGTCTTCCGGCGTCCAGCGCTGCACGCGGCCGCGCAGCGAATGAATGCCTGCGTCGCGGATCGCGTTCGCCTGCGTCGCATCGGCCTCGACCAGCCGCCAGCCCTTGCCCCAGACGGTTTCGATCACCAGGCCAAGCTCGGCCATGGCCGGGCGGATCTTGCAGATGTAGACGTCGATGATCTTCGTCTCCGGGCCGTCACCGACGACATCGCAGAAGATGGCGTCATAGATGGCGTCTTTCGTCGCCATCCGCGGAAAGCTGTCGATCAAATGCTTCGCCACGCCAAAGCCGCGTGGCGTGAACCGCACGGTGATCGCGCCGTTGGTGATCGTCGATGTCGAGGGGTCAGCGAGAAATTCCCGGCCCTCGACCGTCTGCTGGCAGCAGGGGCAAATCAGCGCATTGGGCGCGGCGGCTAGAAGGGCCTCGTTCATCGGGCGCCCTCCCCGGCCGGACGCGGCCAGCGCTGGCCATCCAGCTTGCGCCAGCAGGTATCCCGCTCGACGATCATCTGGGCGGCCAGATCGAGCGGATGACCACGACCGATGACGATGACCCCACACAGCCCGGCTTCAAGCAGGGCCAGCCCCTCGACGAAATGCATATCGTGGCGTTCGCTCATCGATCTTCCCCCACGATGCGCAGGCCGGTTTTTTCGCCGCCGCGCGCCTTGATATTGGCGAGTGCGGCGCGCAGGTCCGAGGTTGCGTGCTGCAGCGAGGAAAGCGCCCGGTCGACAGTGTGTGCCTCCGCCGCCGTCACCTGTCCGTCGGCAATGGCAACGGCGAGAGCATGCGCCACTTCCGCGCTCTGGCGCATCATCTCGGCATGAGAAGCCATGACGCAGACATCCGCCGCGCGCTCGGCCTCGGGATCGGTCAGCCGCCGGCCATTGGTCTCGGCCAGCACCGCCGTCACCAGCGGCTGGCCGCAATCGGCCTCGAGCGCGATCACGGCGGAGAGCGACATCAGCTCGACATCGCCGGGATTGTTCATCCGGCCGATCTGGCTTTTCGAGATGGAGGTGATTTCCGCGGCCCGTTCGATGCCGCCATTCAGCTTGATGAGGTCGCGCTGCGCGGCCTTGATACGATGAAACCAGGCTTCGGATACGGACACGGAACTCTCCCTTGCAAAGAGACAAAAGCTTTCCCGCGCCGGGAAATCCCGGCGTGTTTTCCCGTTTTGGGAAAGGATCGGAAATGAGATGGTCAGCCCATCGAAAACGGGGTCAGATCACGGGGGACCGCAACATGACGACAGACCAGCGAAACGAGACGGCATCATTCGGCAGCCTCCGGCCTGTCCTTTCCTTCGCGAAGGATGAGCATCAGCAGCCGACGCATGGTGGAAGACATGGGTGCCCCGTTCTCGCAGCGCGAAACAGTCGATCTATCAACACCGAGCATGTTGGCCACGTCGAGCTGCGTCCAACCTTTCTCGAACCGTATCTGTCTCAAATCAGGATCGTTGGTCATGTTGCCAAGTGTGCATAACGCACACATCACTGTCAAGTCGAAACGCACACCGATAGAGTGCAATATGCACATCATGTCCTATGATGACCGGCCCGATGCGGCGAAAAGACTTGAGCAGGCGCGTATTGCGCGCGGTTTTTCAGACGCGAAGAAGGCGACAACCTTTTTCGGCTGGAAATACGATACCTATGCACAGCATGAAAACGGCACGCGTGGATTGACGCGAGCTGCAAAACAATATGCCAAGGCATTCCGGGTCAGCGAGGCCTGGCTGCTGACCGGGGAAGGGTCGGGCCCGGGGCAGCCCCAAGAAGTGCCGCTCAAGGGCAAGGTCGGGGCCGGAGCGGAGGTCTATGCGCTGGACAACGGCTCTGACGATACCGTCGAGGCACCGGCTGGCGCCGCTCCCAGCACTGTTGCCGTGGAAGTTAGCGGAGACTCGATGTTTCCGGCCTATGAGGACCGCACGCTTCTTTACTACTCGAAACTTCTCCCACCCGAGCAGATGCTCAATCGCCGCTGCGTCGTCCAGCTCGCCAACGGCAAGATCTTTGTAAAGGTCCTTCGGAAAGGCAGCGGAGGAAACCTCTACACGCTGCAGAGCCTCAATCCGCTCTATTCGGACATTACCGATCAGCAAGTGGACTGGGCGGCACCGATCGATTGGGTGAAGCCCCGTTAAGAGACCTCACCCATGGGGTAGCGTTATTGCTTGACACCCTGATCCTTGCCGGAAGAGATCCTTGTATAGGGTTCGAAGGACGGAGGAATGACTCCGCCGCCCGCTTTGCTGAAATGCTCGGCGCATTCCTTTTCCGTCAGCTTCCGCGTCAGGTTCTTGGTCACGTCTCCGTAAAGGCTCGTGTCCGACACGACGCCGGCGAACTCGAAAGTGCGATCCGCGGCGTTGGGCAGAACCTGCGCCAGGGAAGTGATGTTCTCGAAATTCTGCGAGACCCCACCATTCAGCTGGACCGTTCCGCTGTAGGGGACATCAACGACCCGCTGTGCGAATTCGTGATGATAAATCATCTCCTGCATAGGACCGACATTGATCTTCTGGCTAAAGGCCAGATTCTCCTCCCTCTCCTCACTCACGTCCGACTGATCGGAGACAGAGATTTCCTTGCTGAATTTGGCGCCGATCTTGCCATTGACAACGAAGGAAAATGAGACTTCGGCCGATACATCCTGAGAGTTCTTCACTGTCTTGGTCTTCACGACCCTCGTACCGACCTTGGATCGGAACGAGTGATTGAAGCCGTATTCCTGTCGTTCAGTGCTGCAATTCAGATATGTGGCGCGCAAGCCGAAGTACATGGTGGGGATATCCTGCCAGTTCGGCTCCTCCACCTTCACCACGGGGCGAACTTCGACCTGGAACGATCCGTTGGACGTCAGCTTGCCCATGACGTCTTTGTAACGCGTTTCGTACTTGTCGTAGCATTGCTGCTCGTAGCACTGCGGACCAATATGGCCGTCATCCTCAGGAGGAATCCTTGCATCGTCGGCCGCCGGAGTTGACATGATCGCGCCCCCAACATCGCAAGGCAGCTTGCGTGGAGGCCTGCACCACTGTCCTACGACAACCTGATACTCAGACCGGCTGACAATGTAGTCCCTAAGCTGAGCCAGCCTTGCATTTACAACACTGAGCACATCCGTCTCAAGCTTCCCTGTCGAGGTCGCAGCTTGCATTGTGTTCATCAGAGACATGTCGGTAGGCAGAAAGGTCCCGTTCAGCTCTACGCTGCCACTGCATTCGCAGACCGGTCGGCCGCCCCCACTCGCATTCTGGCACTCGGCGGCCTGCCCCTGTTGGCAGTCGATCGAGCACGTGTCCCCCACATCGTTGCTCGCACTGCAACTTGCAGCGAGGGACGAACTATATCCCCCAGCAACCGTACCAACGAGCAAAGTCATTACTGCTATAATGCGTCGCATACTCCCCTCCACGACATTTATAACTACGGATGCACTATGATGCGGGCACTGCGGATTGCATATTGCTAAAATTCGCACATAGCGGGAATTTTTGTGTGCATTTCGCACATTGACGCCACACACAATTGTGTGCATTATGCACACCGTTGGCTGAGCGTTCTCCATGTATCGGCCTTCCTTCCGGCCTTTCCCAATGCACTGGAGCCCGCACATGATCCGCTTTCAACCAGAAGCCACCACACCGCCGGTTCCCCAGCCGCAGCGCTGCATCCGCTCCCTGCAGGAGAGGATGGCGGACGACATGCGCGAACTGGCTTTCGCCGGGCGCAATGTCAGCCTCGAAACGCTTGGCGAGTGCGGCTGGACACCGGACACGGTGAAGCTGCTCGCACCGGAAGCCCGCGAGATTGCACGGCGCAAATCAACCCGTCAGGTCGGAGCGGCCTGACATGGAAACGCTCACCAACGACTATGAGAGTTCAGCGAGGCTTCACTGCCCCGGCGATAATGCTCCCAGTGGGACCATAGAATTCGAGAGCCTCCCGGCAGATATCGCCGACCGTTCGGGACCGGAGAGCGGAAGCTGCTCGGCTGTTTCCGGCGACAACAGCCGTGTAGTCGTCACCGTTTCGCGAACGGATCTGCTCGATATCGACCCCATTGATGCGCGACCAGACATCGATGGATTTGAAATCGAGTTCAACCGCGGGACAAGCATTCCCGTAGGCCATCGCTTCGCCAATGAGTTTCGCGGCGCCAGCGTCAGCTCGCAGCGGGCAGGAGGCCGCCACGACAATCCCGGCGGCAAGAAGCAATCTGTAGAGCATTACAATATCCATTCCAGCGAAGGCACGATTCATCGTCGCCCGCATTCTACCCGCAATCAAGAGGAGAGCGGGGCTTTCCACCGCGCGGAAATCGAGCCCTTCCCCGCCTATCCCTCCCGCGCCGCGTCGCCGCGCGTCTTCGCCACCGTGGTCTTCGGCCTCGCCATTTGCGTCGCCCTGCTCGCCGTGGCCGCGCTCTTCTCGGTGCAGATGTTTGCCGCACAGCAGCGCATCGCCGGGATCGACCAGCGCATTGCGCTGGATGTGAGGCTGTGATGACGGATCAGATCATTCTCATCTCAGGCTGGTGGATCGCGGCCGCCTTCTTTGCACTCTGGGTACGCTCGCTGCTGAAACAGTCTCGGCAGGCGGCGCTTTATCTCGCCGAGAGACGGGCGGCGGTGAAGTTCTCCGTCGATCATCCAGCCGCGCCCGGCACCAACTCGTTTCTCATCGACTTCTTCGTCTGCGGCAGCGATGAACTCGCCAGGCGCTGGCCCGAATGGCCCGCCTATCGCCGGCGCAAGATCCTCGAACTGACCGGGGAAGCCGCATGAAGGACGCGCCACAGTCGTTCCCGCCGCTATGCCCCGAGGTTGTCGAGAGCTTTCGCGCCGATGGCAGCCTGATGGATCTCGCCCGCCCCATGGTCGAGGAAATCGATTTCTGCGACATGGCCCGCCGTCTCTCGCGCATCGCCCGTTTCAACGGCGCGCCGCTGGCCGGCGCGTTTTCCGTGGCCCAGCACTCCGTCATGGGCGCCGAGGCCCTGCTCAACGAGGGCGAGGACAGCCTGATCGCGGCGCTGTTCCTGCTGCATGACGGCCATGAATACCTGATCGGCGACAAGACCCGCCCGTTCCAGATGCTGCTGGCCGAAATGATGGACGCCCGCTTCGGGACGGGAACCGGCCTCAAGCTCCGCAGCGTCATCGCCGAGATCAAGGGCAGTTGGGACGAGGCGATCTATGCCGCCGCCGGCCTGCCCGCGCCTTCTGCCTGGACCAATCGCATGCGCAACAGTGTCCACGGCATGGATGAGCGCATGCTCAATGCCGAAGCGCTGGCGCTGTTCGGGCCGAGAGCCATCGACTGGGTGAAGCGCGGCCCGCGCTGGGCCCTGCCGAAGTTCAAGAAGGGCTCGCCAGCCAAGCCGTGGGGCCCGGCCGATGCGGAGTTCCGATTCCTCGATCTGTTCGACCGCCTGATCGGCATCGAGCGCCGCACCGGAGCCCGCGCGCTCCACGCCGCCCATGTCGCGACAGCGGATGGAGGGCGGCATGGCTGATCGTGCACCGGATATCGCGCTCGCCTTCAGCGCGCATGACGTGAAGCTGCCGCTTCGCCGCTGCGCCGAGTGCTCCGCCACGCTGGTCGATGCCGATGGCCGGGATGTCCTGACCATCGATGTCAATGCCGCTCGCCCCGATAGCGATGTCGAAGCCATCGTCCTGCTCATCATGAAAATCATCAATTCCAGCGACGACCCTTCCGTCGGGTTCGCACTGGCATCTGCAGAAAGCACCAATTGATGGAAAAGCTTCTCCCCTTCCGCGTCCATTTCGAGGACGGCCACAAGCTCGATATTTCCGCCGCAAACGCCAAGTCGGCGACCGACAAGGCCAAGGCCGCCTATGACGGCATCATCCGCAAGGTGAAGATCGTCCGCGAAAGTGAGGCGGCATGAGCAAGATCGTCGTCACCATCATCAAGACGTTCCCGGTTTCCGGCCGCAGCCTCTGCCTGACCGATGAAGCCGGCAGCCTGACCGGCGGCGTCCACAAGGATGGCGCGCCGCTGACCCGCAGCTTTTCCGATGGCGCGGTCGCGCTGCAGAACAGCGACGGCAGCTGCGCCTGTGGCCCGGTGGATTTCTGGGCCGCGGTCGAGTTCGCCGGGCGCATCGTCGAGGGCGACCCGCGCGCCATCACGGAGCCGGGCTCCGCCCTCCTGCTCGCCACCGCGCTGCTTGGCGCCTCCATGGCATGGCCGCTGCCCACAGCGCCTCAACCGGATGCGGCGGGGCCGCAGCCTTGCCGCATTGCCGATCCGTCCACCCGGGATTGCCCGAACATGAAGGAAGTTGGCGGCGGTATGGACGGCGAGCGCTATCGCTGTGCCGTGTGCGGCAAGGGGTACTTTCTCGATTACGAGGAGATGAAGTGATGGCTCGCCTCCCGAAGCTGAAACCCTGCCCGTTCTGCGGCGAGCGCGACGCGTTCGTCGAGCGCGCCGATTTCAGCAGCGCCTATGTCTTCTGCAACAGCTGCAGCGGCAAAGGCCCTACCGAGTGTCAGGAGAGTGACTATGAGGAAACGCCCGGCGAGCGGGCGGCCATCCATGCATGGAACAAGCGCAAGCGCGCCTCGAAAAACAAGGAGGCTGTGTGATGGCCGGTTCTCTCAACAGGGCGCAGCTCATAGGCCATCTCGGCGCTGATCCCGAGATCCGCCGCACGCAGGATGGCCGCCCCATCGCCAATATCCGGCTCGCCACCTCCGAGACCTGGCGCGATCGCAACAGCGGCGAGCGCCGGGAAAAGACCGAGTGGCACACCATCGTCATCTTCAACGAGGCGCTGGCCAAGATCGCCGAGCAATACCTCAAGAAGGGCTCGAAGGTCATGGTCGAGGGCCAGATCGCCACCCGCAAGTGGCAGGACAAAAACGGGCAGGATCGCTGGTCGACCGAGATCGTGCTGCAGGGCTTCAACGCACAGTTGCTCCTGCTCGATCGCTCCGAAGGCTCCGGCTACCGCGCCGGCAGCGACGACCCCGGCGATTACGGCTTCGACGGCGAGCGCGCCTCGGGAACCACATCCAACTCCCGAACCCAGTCCAGTGGCCAGGGCGGAGGCTCCTTCTCCCGCGACATGGATGACGACATTCCCTTCTAGAACCGAGCCCCTTCTGACGACCCCTTTTACGGAGAAACCCCATGCAACTCATTCGCGATGCGCAATCCCTGCTCGGCATGCTGGAGAGCGGCGATCTCAACAGCGAGATGACCGACACCCTGCAGGCGGTGCTGGAAAAGCTGCTCGACCTTTCCAACGAGCGGCCCAACGTCACCTACAAGGGCGAGGTCGCCCTGACGCTCAAGCTCGCCGTCAAGAACGGCATGGTCGAGATCAATGCCGAAATCCCGCCGCCGAAGCTGCCCAAGCTGCCGCGCAAATCCTCGATGTACTGGGTGGTCGAGGGCGGACGCCTTTCGACCGAGCATCCCCAGCAGCACGACATGTTCCCCGGCCCGCGCGAAATCGACCGCGGCCGCAATCCGCTCACCAGCCAGTAACCCCCTCAAGCAAAAGGAAACATTCCCATGGATCAGCTATCCGAAACCGCGGTCAAGGCGATTGCCGAACTCACCCGGGAAATCGACACCGGCATCAACGTCATCAATCCGCCCTCTGAAATCCCCGGCCTGCCGGCCTCTATCCCTGTCATGATCGACGGAGCCGATGGATCGGTCAGCAGCGTGAAGAGCCTCGTAGAGGAATGGCGCGTGGCCCCGCTGCGCAAGTCGGGCACGGCAAGGGTCACCACCCTCGAAAGCTTTATCGACCTCACAAACCGCCACAAGACGGAGGAAAGCGCGATTTTCGCTGCAACCGATTGGCAGAAACCTTCGCTCACCGCCGTGATCGACTATCATGAAAACCTGTCGGGCGGACAGGCGGACAACGGCAAGCACCGGGTTCTCTATGAATTCCCACGCTCGCAGGAATGGGAGGCATGGTCCGGCATTCACGGCCAGTCGCTCGACCAGGCGACGTTTGCCGAGTTCATCGAGGATCACATCGCCGATCTTTCCGCGCCGGATACGCTGGAGGAAGAGGATTTCCGCAAGAAGTTCGGCTTCAAGGTCGCCTATCCCAACGAACTGGTGGCCCTGTCGCGCGGCCTCGCCGTCCACACCGAGACGCGGGTGAAGAGCAATCTGGTGCTGCAGTCGGGCGAAGGCGAGATCACCTGGGACGAAGAGCACAAGGACGCGGCAGGCAACAAGCTCGCCGTGCCCGGCATGTTCATCCTGTCGATCCCCGCCTTCCACATGGGCGAGACCATGCGCATTCCCGTGCGCCTGCGCTACCGCGTCCGCGCCGGCGCATTGAGCTGGACCGTCCTGCTCTACCGCCCCGACGTGTTCATCACGCAGGAGGTGCTGCGCAACCTCCAGACCGCCGCGGCCGAGACCGAGCTGCCGAAGTTCGTCGGTGCGCCGGAAATGTCGGCCTGATCCGTCAGGCGGCGCCTCGCGCGCCGCCCCACATCCCGCGCCCGAGGAGGCGAAGCCCTGATGTTCACCGCAAGCAAATCCGCCCTGCTCGATGCCCTGAAACTGGTCGGCCAGATCGTCGAGCGCCGCAACACCATTCCCGTCCTGCAGAACGTGCTGTTCGAGCGGCTCGGCACCACCGGCAAACTGATCGCCAAGGTGACCGACCTCGACATCGAGGCGACGATCCCGTTCAGCGCCGCCGTCGATACCGGTTTTCGCGGCTTCACCGTGCCCGCCCATCTTCTGATGGATATCGTCAAGAAATTGCCGGATGGCGCCGAGATCCGTGTCGAGGCGGCGGATGCCGAACTGACTGGCGTCACCCTCAAATCCGGCCGCAGCCGATTTCGTCTTCAGGTCCTGCCGCCCGCCGATTTCCCCTCGCTCGACGGCGCGGAAATGCCGTTCGCCATCGATATTCCGGGCACGGCCTTCGAGCACGCCATCGGCGGCGTCCGCTTCGCCATCTCGACGGAAGAGACCCGTTATTATCTCAACGGCATCTATCTCCATCCCTCCGAGGGCGGCCTGACGCTGGTCGCGACCGACGGGCACCGCCTGTCGAAACGCTTCATCCCGCTCGAAGGCGTGCCGCAGGACATGCCCGGCGTCATCGTGCCGAAGAAGACGGTCGAGGCACTGCTGAAACACCTGCCGAAGAACGAGGACGTCACCCTGCAGATTTCCGACGCCAAGATCCGCCTGATGATCGGCGACATGGTGCTGGTATCGAAGCTGATCGACGGCACCTTCCCGGATTACCGCCGCGTCATCCCCGCCTACACGAATTTTGTGGAAGTCGAGGGCAAGGCGCTTTCGGCCGCGATCGACCGCGTCTCGACCGTCTCCACCGGTAACGGCCGCGCCGTGAAGATGACGTTTTACGAAGGGCTGCTGAAACTCACGGTCAACAACCCCGACGCCGGCAATGCCGAGGACGATCTCCCCTATGAGGGCGAGGCCGAACTCGAGGTCGGGTTCAACGCCAAATACGTCAACGACGCATTAGCCAACCTCTCGGAACAGACGGTCAACATCTATCTCGGCGACCCCGGCTCCCCCGCCGTCCTGCGCGCCGACGGCGACCACGCCGAAAACCTGATCGTCCTGATGCCCATGCGCGTTTGAGGAGAAGAGCTATGACCGCCAATCAGTCAGAAAATGCGAAACGTGTTCGCCACAAACGTCGCGGCACTGAATACACCGTTATTGGAACAGGGCGCATCCAGATTGGAAAACCCCTCAACGACATGGATCATGTCGTCATTTATTGGGGCGACTTCGGAGATCTTTGGGTCCGCGGAGAAGACGAGTTTCTCGACGGGAGATTCGAGGAACTACCCAAACCCATAAACCGCATCTCTCTGGAAGACGTCGAGATGATGCGGGCTCTCGCGAACGAGCCTCGCAACGCGCTGGATGCCTATCAGCAGGTCGCAACCCACAGCGCCATTTATCCGGGCCAAGGCACTCCGCTCGGCCTCGTCTATGTGGCGCTGAAAATGAACGGCGAAGCGGGCGAGTTAGCCGAGCACGTCGGCAAGGCCATGCGTGACGATGGGCTGGTCAGCACCATATTCAGGTCGGGCAACGACACAGAAGTGACATTCAACGGGCTCTCGCCCAAGCGCCGCGCCCTGCTGATCAAAGAGATCGGTGACGTCCTCTGGTATCTTTCCGCCGCCTGCAACGAACTCGGCATCAGCCTTTCGCACGCGGCCGAGACGAATATCGGCAAGCTCTACGACCGCGGGCAACGCAACGCCCTCTCCGGCTCCGGCGACGAGCGATAGGGGGCAGCGATGCAGGATGACCATCCCATTCCCCTCGGCAAGTCCGTCGGCTCGGCCCGGTCCCAGTTCATCGCCTCGGTGCGCAAGGCGCTGCGTTCTGTCGAACAGGGCCGCGCTGCCTCCGCCGCCATCTCCGACATCCGCCAGGCCATCGCGGTGCTCGACCGCAAGACGGCATCCCCGAAGGGAGGAAAGGCATGATTACCGACGTGATCGAACGCCTGCACGCCAGGATCGAGAAACAGAATGAGATGCTGACGCAACTGCATGCGCGCAACGCCGTGCTTGAAAGAGCACTGCCGGCAGAACTGCACCCGGATACCGCTCAACTCGTCGTAAGCTTCGCATCGGCACTGACCGAAAAACTTCTCGCGGCTCAGAAGAAGTATGGCCACACCAACGGTTGGAAAGTGGACGACTGGGAACGGGACTGCAAGAAGGCCCTGATGAAGCACGTCATGAAGGGCGACCCTCTCGACGTTGCAGCCTATGCCGCTTTCTGCTGGGCACGCGGCTGGAGCACCACTCCGTATCGGCCACAAGCCGACCCTGAAGACGTCATGATCCGCGACTTCACGGACTTCGTCAAACAAACCGCGCCCAGACTTCATTGGAAGATCTGGCATGAAACAAACACCCACCCGAACCACAGCTTAGGTGGCATAGACGGATGGCAACACGGCTTCGGCACTCAGACCTTCGGTCCGATGCCTCTTCCCGATCTCATTGCCAAAATGAAATCTGAGGTGAGCGCCGAGATGGATCGTCTTGCATCAAAGCGGGAAGGCGGCGCGGCATGATCGACCCCACCCTCCCCAACCTCGCCCTCTCCGTTCGCCAGCCATGGACATGGGCCATCATCCACGCCGGCAAGCCGGTCGAGAACCGTGACTGGAAGAGCGGCAATCCCGGCCTGAAATTTCGCGGCCCCGTCTGCCTGCATGCCTCGGCCGGGATGACGCGGGCCGAATATACGGACGCCCGCCACTTCATTCTGTCGATCGGCATTCCCAATGTGCCCGCTTTAGAGGAACTCCGGCGCGGCGGTATCGTCGGCGTCACCACCATCGTCGATGTGGTGACAGCCCATGACAGCGACTGGTTCTTCGGGCCCGTCGGCCTCGTCCTCGAGGATAGCCGCCCGGTTGATTTCATCCCCGTCGTCGGCGCCCTCGGCTTCTTCGACTGGCGCCCGCGCGTGATCCGCGCCGCCGCGCCAGGTCCTGCCAAACCTCGCCCACAGGGAGGCCTCTTCGATGTCTGACGGAACCACGATCGAATGGACCGATGCGACATGGAACCCGATCACCGGCTGTTCCGTCGTCTCCCCCGGTTGCACCAATTGCTACGCCATGAAGCTCGCCGGCACGCGCCTGAAACACCATGAAAGCCGTTCCGGCCTGACGAAGGAATCGAAGTCCGGCCCCGTCTGGACCGGCGAGGTCCGCTTCAACGAGCAATGGCTGGAGCAACCGCTGCGCTGGACGAAACCCCGCATGATTTTCGTCTGCGCCCATGGCGACCTTTTCGCCGAGGGCGTGCCGGACGAATGGATCGACCAGGTCTTCGCCGTCATGGCGCTCGCCCCGCAGCACACGTTTCAGGTGCTGACGAAACGGCCGGAGCGGATGCGGGAATATCTTACCGCAGCGTCTCGTCAGAGCGACATCGCCGCTGCTGGTGTCTGCATAGGTCAGAGCCCCTCACATCAATTCCTGATGCGGAGCGAATCTTGGCCCCTCCCCAACGTCTGGCTCGGCGTGTCCGTAGAGGATCAGAAGCGCGCCGACGAACGCATCCCGATCCTGCTCGACACCCCGGCCGCGATCCGCTGGATCAGCGCCGAGCCGCTGCTTGGGCCGGTGGATATTTCCAGATGGACCGCATCCGCGAAGGTGACCTGTAAGAAATGCAGTCATGATTTTTGGCTGCATGACGCAAACCCATGTCAGCACGAGGATTATGGCGGCGGCTGGACACTGGCTTGCCCGATTTGCGGCGGTTGCCGTTGCAAGCGAGCATGGACCGCAGCCGACGAACGGACTGTCGCATTCGAGCCGCCGCAGGACTGGATCGACCGGAAGGTCGGCCGTTTTGATAAGGTCCATCCTACAATCGAGATCAAATCTCTCATCGACTGGGTTGTCGCCGGCGGCGAGAGCGGCCCCGGCGCTCGGCCGATGCATCCGGACTGGGCGAGATCCCTGCGCGACCAATGCAAGGCGGCCGCGGTACCGTTCCTGTTCAAGCAATGGGGAGAGTGGTGGGAAGTAGGGTCCGAAATGCGAGACGAGAACGGCAAACACCTCGTTGTCGACGCAGACAGTCACGAAGCATCGGAGTTGTGGGACGAGCACTTCGACTGCCTCATAACTCACGACGGCCGACGCTTCACGCCGGAAACACTGCCGGAAGACACTCTCGGTCGCCTGATGAGCCGTATCGGCAAACGCGCCGCCGGTCGCCTTCTCGACGGCATCGAGCACGATGCCTTCCCGGTGACCGGACGATGACGGCGCTGCCCTACATCTATCGCTGGAACCGGCAGGGCCGCAAAGGCCAGCCCTGTGACGTGCTGGCACGCGGAACGATGAATTCGTGCTGCGTTCGGTTTGCTGATGGATACACGATGGTCACCAGCCGGAATGCGCTGATGCGAAATCGGGACGCCGGCCATCTCACCAACGTCGAGCACAACTCGTTTCCGGTGGACCAGCCATGACCTCACCCGCCCTCGTCCGATCAGCCGACCTGAAACGTATGGCGGACATCGCCAAATCGAAGGGCGTGACCGTTTGGATTGAAATAGACGGTCGCCGTATCGGGGTTTCCCCCGATATCCACAACGTCAACAACCCAGCTCCGGTTGACCTGCAGCCGGAAGACTTCACGTCATTGGCAGAGTGGCAGGCGTGGAGAGATCGGAATCGTGCTCGTGAAACTCAAAGGGATACATAAAGTAAAGCGCCGGCTCGCAAGCGGAGAGATCCGCATCCACTATTATGCGTGGCGCGGCGGTCCCAGAATGCAGTCGCCGCCCAACACGGAAGCGTTCGCGGCTGAGCTGCTGAAACACAAGGCCGACAGCGCGCCCGTCGAGGTAAAGACCATCGATCTTCTCATTGATGCTTTCGAAGCCAGTCCGGCTTTCGCTGCGCTGGCTGAAAAGACCAAGGAGGGTCATCGGTTTGCGTTCAAGGAGATCCGAAAGGAATGGCCGAGACTGCCGCTCAAGCTCACCCAGCAACGCGGAATGAAGGCCATGATTCGGAAATGGCACCAGACATTCTCCGCGAACCCGCGCAAAGCGGACCAAATGCTGTTCTCCCTCTCCAGAGTATTCACTTTCGGGATAGATGAGGAGATCATCGAGAAAAACCCGTGTTCCGGCATAACGAGGCTCTATACAGGATCACGGCGGGAGGCCATCTGGACACCGGCACTCATCTCGCAATTCCGGGCGGGCGCCAAAGCGCCTCTGCGCCTCGCTTTCGAGCTGGCTATCCACACAGGACAACGACAGGGAGACCTGCTTTCGCTCACCTGGAAGCAGTATGATGGCACACACATTCAATTCGAGCAGGGGAAAACGAAAAAACGTGTCCGCATCAAAGTGCATTCCACCCTGAAGGCGATGCTGGATGCACTACCGAGGCCTGCGATCCGGATACTGACCAATTCGCGCGGCCGCCCCTGGACGAATGATGGCTTCAAGACTTCGTGGGGCAAGGAATGCACTCGGCTCAAGATCGAGGGAGTGACATTCCACGACCTGCGCGGAACTTTCATCACCGAGAGACGGCGGGAAGGCTCAACAGCCGAGCAGATCGCCTCTATCAGCGGCCACTCCCTGACAGAGGTCGGACGAGTGCTGGAGAAGCACTATCTCGCGCACGATCAGCAGACCGGCGACGCCGTCATATTGCGTATGGAAAGAACAACAAGGAAACAGAAAAAGTAAACGGCTTCAAAAAAGCTGTAAACGGGGTCTTCCAGACACAGGGAAAGGCGCGCTAAGTACTTGAAAAGATTGGCGACCCCTGCAGGAATCGAACCTGCGACAACCTGCTTAGAAGGCAGGTGCTCTATCCAGCTGAGCTAAGGGGCCANAGGTGCTCTATCCAGCTGAGCTAAGGGGCCATCTCTCCCGTCGTTTAAGGCTGACGAAATTAAGGCACGCAGTGCAATACGTTTGGCAGTTCCTCAATGTGTCCAGGGCTGCAGACGATTGAAGCGGAAGTTGTCGGTATAGGAAACGATCTGTCGTTTCGGTTCCTTTGGCTGGATCACGCGATATTCGATGCCTTCGCGCTTGGCATAGGCTTCCGCCTGTTCCAGCGTTTCGAACACGAGTTTCACCTGCTGGCGCGTATCGGCAGAACTGGTGTAACCCATGATGGGATCGATCTTGCGGGGAATAGCCTGATCGAATTCGAGGATCCAGACATGGGTCTTCGCCTTGCCGGACTGCATCGCGGTCTTTGCGGGGCGGTAGATCTTCGCGGGCAT